CTAACGTCCGCGCCAAGCGCCGCGCCCTGGTGGCCGCGCTGGCCTATATCGACGGTATCCGGGCAACCGACTGGCAGCGGGCAGCAGCGATCTGGTGGCGACTAACGGCCGGCGCGACCAGCGCGACCGATGCAGGTGTCGCCGTCACATAGCTCGCTAGCGGAATCTAGGCGTAAATTGTTGGCCGTCTCACGCCTTCACTCACTACACCGCTTGTTCGCGGCAGGCACAAGCGGCTATCTACCATCGCCTCTTGTTCGCACCACGCACAAGCTCCCGAGCGCCCATGTCTTCACCAGTCGACTTCTGCTCACAATGAGCATAACCCTTAGACTCACATTGAGCATAAGATGCGTATAGACGGAGTCCGCTACCGAAAGATCGGCCAAACGCGCGTGGCCGGTACGCTCTGCGATTTACTTGTACCGTTGAACGGACGCGGACCGCTACGTGCGGAGCCGGTGAACAGCCGCGATATCGTCGACGGCGATAAGGCAGCGGGCGATAAGGCGGGCGCGGGCGCGGGCGCGAGCGTAGGCGACAAGACTGGCGGTTGTGCTCGTGTTGAGCATAAGGTCGGCGACCTGGTGACGATAGGCGCGGCGCTGGCGACTGCCGTTGCACGGCATAGGTGGGCGATATGGCTGCTGGCCGTGCTGCTGGTGCTGGCGTTGGCGCTTGGCTGCGCCGCTGGCGTGCCATAAGCTCTTACTGCGCGTGCCTGCGCCCGCTGCCAATGTGCCCTAGGTCGCCTAGTGCCCTATCAGGCACTAGGCGCTTGACAGACGATTAAATCAGCGCGCTACGCTCGCAGTCCGGCCGGCGACTGACCGCCGCCGCAACCGCTCCGGAGGACTTGCCCAATGCTGCCCACTTCACTATTGCTAGCGCGCATCGCGCCTGTCACGCGCACCATGCCGGTCCCGGCCGACACTCGGGCTGCTCGCGCCCACAAGCTCGCAGTCGCGCGCCTGGTCGCCGTCTCTCTCGCGGTCGCGTGCCGGGCGCAGCTGGCGATTGTCAGCCGCGCAATCGACGCGGGCCGATAGGGCGGGTGGCCTGCTCGGCCGAGGTCGCGGTTGGCAGTCGCGCCCGCCGCCGACCTATCCCCCCTGGCTGCCGACGGCTATGTCACCCCCGGCTGCTGGTGGTGGGGTGGGCCTACCCCTTCGCAACTTTTGCAGCCGGTTTCGGTCCCACTGACCCATCGTCTGTCGGACGTTACTTACCGCGCATGATGCGTAGTTGCTCGTCCACCGGCAACTCGTCGAGCGTGCTGCCGCCTTCGGCGAAGTGGAGCTGCGGATAACGGTGCGGGCCGTCGTGGTTGGCGATGAGCGTGCAGCGCATGAGCGGCGGAGTGCCGTATGGATAGTCGTTGTGCGGGCAGCGGTCGAGCTGGCCGAGTTCGGTGACGGCGGCTTCGATCTGGCCGGCGGCGACGCGGAGAGCGGCGACTGCGCGGTCTAGGCTGGTCATGTCGGACACGGGCACCTCCTACCACCGAGCGATTTTTGTACTAGTTTTCTCGACTACTGTATGATCGTCTGACGGGCGAGCACGGTCTGTTGGTTCCTCGTCGTAGCAGGTACACGTCTCGCCGCAAGAGCAGCCAGGACAGCACGCGGCAGGCCACCGGCAGCACTCAGGATGGGCGCCGGCCGGCTGGAAGCAGGCCTCGCAGATGTGCTCGCGGTCGCCGTTGCTCACTTAGTTCTTCGCCTCGCTTGGTACCCAGCCGCAGACCGGACACGGCACGAGCACAGGACGGCCGCGGTCGTTGCCAAAGCCGCACTCGGGGCAGAGGGCGACATCGGCCGGCACGGCGAGCGCCGCGTTGGTCGGTTTGGGATGGTCGCAGCCGCGACAGCGAGTGCGTTGGAGGCCGTTGTAGACCGAGCACCGGCAGCAGCTCCAGCCGGGCATCAGGAAGTCGCCGGAGATGAAGCGGCAGTGGCAGGCAACGGCGGCGGTGTCAGTAGTGGTCATCATGCTCACCCGACTGGGTCATCGTCGGCCGGCCGCTCTGTCCACTCGTTCATCCACTCGCCGCGCTTGTGCGCCTCGTTCTCCATAGCGTCTGCGATCTCCCGCGCCCACTTGGCGATGGCGACGGCGCTAACCCTGATGGAGCTGTGGCCGTGGTTGGTGTTGAGGATGAGCGCGTGCATGGCGCGAATGGCGGCCTCGGACTTCTCGGTGCCGAGAGTGACGTTGCCGGTGACGGCGAGGGACGAGAGCGGAGGCTTGCTCATAGCGACTTCTCCGTCGTCGGCGCCGGCTCCGCGATCACCAGCTCGACGACTTCCATGTCGGCGGCGTCGGGACGGCGAACCCACTCGGTTGCATGATCGCCAGAAAGCCATATGGCGAGCGCAGTCAGCGCTAACGACCGCTTTCGGAAGCATCTCGGTACACAGTCTGGTATCGGCTTGCTGTTGCTGAAGCTGCGACGGGCGACCGGCTGTGGCATGAAGTAGCCGGTTGATTTCTGGCGGATGGCATAGACGACGATGGGCGTCATGGCCGTCATGGCGTCGGCACCGGCTCGATACGCTCCCAGGCAGTTGTGTCGTAGCGCTCTCGCCGTCTATACCTGCCGGGCTCGAAGCTGCCAGTGACGAGAACGATCTGTAGGGCTGTCGCTGTCTCGTAGTGGAGGCTCATCAGCTCTTCGCCGCGCGTGTTCTCCCACAACTCGTAAGCTCTGCCGCCGTCTTGGTCTTCGTCTGGGATCTTTTCTTCAAGAATCTCGGCGACGTCTCCGACGACATAGCTGTTGCCGTAAGGTCGCTTGGGGTCGATCTCTGGTGCTCCGGTCTCGCAGTCTTGCCAGCCGACATACGCTCTTCGCAGCAACCGGACGTGCTCTGGTTTCAGCTCGAACTCCATAGGGAAGTCTCTCATAGCTGTCGCCCTCGCCTACGTCGCCAGCGCCAACACGCCAGGCCCGCTCGCCTCGACGGCTACCGCTTCCTTCTCTCGGTACGCCGCCAGCAACCTCGCCGTGGCCGCCCACTCCCGCAGCAGGGCCGCATGCGCCGTCGCCAGCTTATCGTACTCGCCGCGGTCAGTCGCGAGCTGGCGTACTAGCCGGTCCTTCTCGCGTGCCAAGTTCTCCCAAGCGGTCGTAGCCTCACGGATCGCAGCGCTCGCCTTCTCGCCGAGATGCCCGATACAGTCGAGCTTGCCGTCGGTCGTGCGACCGCACGGAATCAGCTGCTCGCCGAGTAGATGCGCAAGCGCCGCCGTTAGCTCGTTGTTCATCTCGACGCTCTCCTCGGCGGTCACACGAGCAGCCCACAGCTCGTTGTCGCGCTGAGAAGTCGGTGACGACTCTGCGTTCGGTGCTGTCGCCGTAGTCGACGCTGTTGCCCTCCGCCGATACGGCCGTACCGGCTTACCCGTTCGCTTGCTGATCCGTTTCTTCGCTCTCGTAGCCATCTGTCGTCTCCTTGTCGTGTGCCTGTGTTTGGTATGCTGTCAGCCATTCGTCTGCTTCAATCACCAGCTTGTCCACCGCCTCTAGCACCGCCGGCCCGTTCACGCAGATCTTTATCACCACGTCCGTCGGCTCGCCGTCGACGACATACGCCGCCGACAGGCTCACACGACCAGTCGTCAGCACCTCGGCCTCGAACTTGCCGCCGGTCGCGATGAACTTCTGCGCCAGCGTCTCGATCTCGGGTGGGCGCTCGATGCTCTCGGCGCGACGGCGGCCGTCAGGGCGAAGGTACTGGGTGAACGGGATGGAGACGGTCGCTCGCTCCTGCGTTTATACGTTGATCTGCCGGCCGCAGCAGCGTGGACAGACGAACGGCCCGTCTATGTCGCTAGCCGGCCGCGCCGCACGGCTGCTCGTGTGCTCATAGACTTCGCCGCTTCCGCCGCACACCTCGCAGGCGGCCTCGTCGTCGGCACACCGCTCGACACACGGCTCGTCGCCTGCCGGCCACAGCGGGTTGACGTAGACGAAGCCGGGCATACCTTCGACGTGGTCGCCGGGACGGTTGCCGCGCCGGTTCACAGCTTCGCGCCTTTCATCCAGCCGTCCGTCCCGCCGTCGCCAGGATAGACGTTGTTGAACATCCGCGTGCCGAACCTGCCGTGCTCCAGCGCGACCTGCAACAGCCGCCACTCGACCTCGCCGACGTCGGCGATATACGGCTTGCCGCAAGGTCGGCTGTACTCGTGCGGCGGGATGCTCGGCATCAAGTCCCAGTAGGCGGCGATGAACTTCTCGCGGTCTGCCTCGGTGGCGTGGATAGAGTAGCCGTCTGGGCGACAGCCCCAGCCGCGCTCGCTCTCTTCCCACTTCTGCACCACGACCGGGTGCCGGACGCCTGCGGTGTTGGCGTTGTCGGCGCTCATGGCGACTCACTCTCCACCACATGCAGCAATCCGTCCCAGTCGCCTTCACTCCCGCGCTCGACCTCGGTCGACAGCGCCACCGTCAGGCTGTTCACCTTGTGGCCGGCCGGAATCTTCGCCATCGCGTCCCAGAAGTCGGTTGCCGAGCCGGCATAGAGCGTCTCGCCGAGGTAAGTGACGGTGAAGTGGCGGCGACGGCCGCGGTAGTCGTCAGCGGTCATGTCCATGTCGTCTATCCTACTCGTCTACTAGTCGTCTGTCAAGCGCGGCGGCCAACTACCAAGGCTCGTCGCTGCCGTCGATCAGCCTGGCCGGCTCAGCAGTCTTCAGCGTCAGTTCTTTATTCACGGCGTATTCAAGAGCCAGCCTGATGATCTCGCTGGTGGACAATCCCGGCCACAGACTGTAGGCGGCTTGTAGCGTCTTGTCGTCGAGCTGCACGGACGTCTTGCGGAGGCTCATCGGCGGCGCTCTCCTACCTGTTCTTCAGCCACACGATTCGCCTCGGCGGGCTGACAGCCGCGAACACGGGCCGCAGCCGCCTGATCCGCTCGTCGTCGGTGATGCTGTCGTCGTCGTTGATTTCGGCGGCCAGGTCTTCGCCGCTTATCTTTTGGCCGCGATTATCCTTCAGTTTGCGAAGCCAGGACTTCTTGTACCTAGCGACCGCCCGCTTCTCTTCGACAGGAGCGATGTCGGATACCTTCACGCCGCTAGGCAGACCGACCTCTCTGATCGCGTCCGGTGGGAGGCCGCAGGCGAGGGCGTCGAAGCCGAGGCAGCACATTGTGCAACTCTCGTCGTTCAGTAGCGCATTGCCTTCGTCGTAGCTTCTTAGTCGAGTGCCGCGCATCTTGCCTCTCGCCCACTGGCTCGCCTCGATGACGACGGTGAGGGGCGAGGATTGCCGCGCTCGCGCCGTCTTCTTGGCTGCCGACTTCTTCGTTGCCGTCCTCGTGCTCACGTCGTCACCGCCTCTCCTCTGGCCGCTCTTGCCAGCGCAATCCGCCGTCCTCTTTCATCATCCGGCGCATCGTCGTTGCAGTTCCTCTTCGCCGCCCCGACCAGCTCGTACTTGCGGCCCTTGCTGTCGACGACCTTCAGCCTGACGATGGTGAAGCTCACCTCGATCTCGCCGTCGCTGCGGTCGCGACCCTGCACCCACACCGTTGCCTCAACCGTCTTGGCGTCCTTCAAGAACACCAGACGGCCTTGGTCGATCAAGTCGTTCAGGTAGGCGGCGTCGGCGGCACTGATGCCGGTATAGCGCGGGTACTTGGGTGGTTGTTTCTTGGCGCTCACGGTTTCACTTCCTTTTGACTGCTGTCGTTGCTTCGTTGAACGCTTTGTCGCTGACATACCGCAGCTCCGAGAATCCGCACACCGAATAGCCGATCAGCTGTGCGAACTGGACGCGGTCCTCGTTGCTGAACGGCAGTCCGACGAGCATGTTCATGTCGATGCCGCCGTTGTCGAGCAGATAGCGAACGATCTTGTTCTCCTTGAACCGTTCGACCTTGTGAGCGTCGCGGACGATAGGCTGGTGCGGGTGCTTGGCGCGCACCCTTACTCACCCCTCGGCACGTAGTCGGCCAGCGACCGGATCACAGGCTCGCCGCTTGGCCCTTGCTCGTACACCATCACCGGCGTTGAGCCTGCGCCGCCATCGCTGTCGGCAGTGAGCGCCTTCGCGATGCCCGCCACCGTGTCTTCGGCCGACGACAAGCGCGTGTAGCCCTCGGACGAGAGCAGGATGAGCCCGTTGGTGGCGCGCAGTCGAATGTAGAACTGACTGTCCTTGCCGACGAAAATCTCGAAGTGCAAAGTGGCCTCCGTTTCTGTGGCTGGCGGTTGGATGGTTGACCTCGACTCACAGCCCATGCTACTCTTGCCGACGTCGCGTGTCAAGCGACCAGTAGCCACCAGTACGACATACACAGGAGCAACCGCCCATGCCGCCCACACCTACCCCGTTCTCGCCACCCGCTACCCGCGAAGAGCTGCTGCGCCGAGGTCGCAGCGTCATCAGGCTGAGCGACAAGGTGCTGGAGGAGTTGGCGGCGGCGTGGGGTGTGGGTGCGGCCGACGAGAGCGACAGCTGTATCGGCGACGACGAATTGCCGACAAAGCTCTTCACGTCGCCGACGACGACTCCCAGAGTGTTCAAAGTCCACGATAAAGACGGCAACAGGTGGCTCACCGTTGACACACACGGCAATCTTGACCTGCTCCACGGCATGATGCGCGCTTGGAGCGAGCGTCGTCGCCACCTCGACGAGCCTCTACCCGCCGTCGGCCCGCTCGTCATCGAGCCCTTCAACCACAACTACCGCATCGTCGACGCTGCCACTCGCAAGACCGTCGCGCTGGTCAGCTACGGCGGCGAGGACATAATGGGTGAGGCAGTGGCGGCGTTCAATCGTGCCAAGGAGCACATCCGCACTCGGTTCTCGTCTTGCGGCGACTACTGGCGAGTGCAGTTCTATCTGCACGGGCAGCGGGACGGCCGAAATCCGCTGTCAACGGTGGTGCGCGCGATCAACGGCGTAGAAGCCGTCAAGGAAGTGCGCCGGCTGTACGGCCGAATCGAGTTCGATGAAGTCGAGAAGGCCGAGAGATCGTGGTGAGCTGGCTCATTCGCCGTCTTCGCCTCATCCGTGTCGTGCTCTCGGCCGTCCGCATCGTTGACCGCCTCGACAGCATCGACGCCGTGGACGCCGCCTTCGCCGACCCTGCTAATGCGGCCGAGTGCGTCAACTGCGCCGAAGCTCTCGCCGCTTGGCCGGCCGTTCGCACTGCAGTTCTGCGCAACATTGCCGACGCCGAAGACCGCGCTCGCGCTCGCGCCGCTCGCTGGGGGCTCGTCCGCGAGTTCGAGGCAGCACTGGAGCACGCCGAATGACCTTCCGCCGTACCGGCAACAAGCGTGTACAAGAAGTCGACGAGAGTTTGCAGTTCTGCGACCACTGCGATAAGCAGATCAGCGTTAACGACTACCGCTCTATCGACCACTGGGAAGTTCGACTCGACAAAGAGACGTCCTACCCCGACGACGATAACCAAGGCTACGACCTGTGCTCGCTGGAGTGCCTGAGCGCCTGGGCAAAAGTAACGCCGCTGCGGCGAACCAAAGCAGGGGTCAGCGATGCCTGGTAAGCCGATTCTCGAAGAACTCACCCTCGACTGGTCGCCGCCCTCCACGAGCTGCCTGCTCCTCGACCGCCCCAACCTCTGCGGTCGCCACATCGGCCGCCTGCCGTCTCTCGACCAACTCGACGCCGACGCCGACCACACCGGCGGCTCGTCGTACTATCTGTCGCGGCGGCGCCGGCCGCCCGTGCGTCCGTGAAAGGGCACCCATGATCCCTTGGTACTGGCTTATCGTCGCCTTCGTCGCCGGCGTTGTGGCCGGCCTCTTGCTCGTCAGTGCCATTCAGCAGTGGGTATACCGATGGTGGTAGACGCGGCTGCCTACCTTCTCCTCGACGAACTCGGCGAGCGCCTCTGCGCTGCTTGGCCATTCGTCCCCGTCGAGATCGCCTACGACTCTTCCCTCTCCGACATGGCCGACTACGCTAGTCGGTTCGCGGGGTGTACGGCCGACGCCGCTGCCGCCCGCCTGGAGTTCCTGCTCCATGCCGGCATCCTGGGCGTCCGCGACGGCCGGCCGTTCGTGGATGAGCAAGTGGCCGAGATGCTGCGGCGGAAGGGGCGGGCGAGAATCGGCGAGACGGCCGACGATAAACCGCCGCCGCTGCTGCCGACTCGAACGCTGCGCGACGACGATGACGCCGACGACGAGGAGTTCTATGAAGAGTGAAGTGGTCGCCCATGAGCCTCGCATGACCGGCACCAAGCACTGCCCAAAGTGCAACACCGACAAGCCTGTCATCGCGTTTGCCGTCAACAAGCAAAGCCAAGACGGTCTATACCCGGAATGTCGAAGCTGCAAAGCTGCGTCAAAATCTTCTTATCGAGCCAGAAAAGAGCAACAAGCAGATAAGAAATTTCGACACGCAGCTTACGTTCTTCATGCCGGTGTCAACACGCCATGAGCGAGCCGTCGCCGCCGCCGCCCGCTTTTCCCCTCTCTGCTCGCGGCCATATCGCTAAGCGCCCCAAGCTGCGCCGTCGTCGCAGGCGCGCCAAGACCAAGCGAGCGCCGACTTACAAGAAGTCGCAGACCGCCTTCGCCAAGCTCCGCCGTCGCAACCAACGCGAGCAGCCCATACTGCCGGCAAAAGACGCCGGCTGCCAGCACCCCAAAGCCCGCGCTCGCGGCTGTTGCCAGTCACGAGCGATCACGGTCGTCGTCGACGGCGTCAAGGTGCCAGCCGCCTTCGCCATCCCGGCCGGCTACACCCCCGACATCCGCCACGCCGACCAACCGCAGCTGCCCAACCCCGCCCGCCTCTGCACCCAGCACAAGTTCTTGGTCGACGCCTACGCCGAGAGCCAGCTAACAGGCGACGTCACCGACCTCCCCGTCGACGCCGGTGGCCGCGGTCGCCCGCACGACTTCGCCCATCGCAGCCAGTGCCCGGTGTGCGCCAAGCTCGTCACCGACCCGCGCCTCGAATGGGTGATGACGGCGTGGATGAAGTGGCGGGTGTCGATAAGGCAAGCCGCCGCCGAGCTTGGCGTCACCGTCAACTCGTTCAACCACCACGCCCAATACTACGACCTCGACAAGAAGAAGAACGAGCGCGAGCACACGATGTTGGCGCTACAAAGGGCAGCCGAAGAAGGACTGGCGGCCGGCGGCCACAGCGTGAAGACCGGGATCGCGGCTATGAGGGAGCTGAGCCGGCAGCGGGGCGATGTGGTCAACGTGGATGCGCGAGTGGCGGTGGCTGATTTGTCGTCGCTGTCGACGGCTGAGCTAGCTAAGCGTAATGCGGACTTGGCGAAGCGGCTGGCAGAACTGGAGGCGGGCAGTAAGTGACACAGCCACTCGTAGTCGACGCTGGCGACGCCGCCGCTCTCCGCGCCGAACTCGCCCGCAACACGGCCGAACTCCAGCGCCGTGTGTGGGCTCGCGACCCGGTTGCCTGGGCGCGCGAACGTCTCGGGCGAGAGCTGTGGTCGGCTCAGCGGCGCGTTATGGAGGCCGTCCGCGATAACCGCCACGTTGCCGTGCGCTCCTCGTTCCAGACTGGGAAGAGCTTCGTGGCCGCCACTATCGCGGCTCATTGGATCGACACGCACCCGCCAGGCGAAGCGTTTGTCGTCTCGACCGCAACGACAGAGTCCCAAGTTAAAGCAATTCTTTGGCACGAGATCGGTCTCGCCCACGCCGCCGGCAACCTCCCCGGTCGTTTGAACCAAACCGAGTGGTGGCTCGACGTTAACGGCCGTCCTCAGATGGTCGGCATGGGCCGCAAGCCCGCTGACGCCAACCCCACCGCCCTCCACGGCATCCATCGCAAGTACGTCTTGGTTATTATCGACGAGGCGGCGGGTGTCGCCCCCTCAATATGGGACGCCGCCGAGGGCCTTGCCGCCGGCTACTACTGTCGCATCCTCGCCATCGGCAACCCTGACGACCCTCTTTCCCAGTTCGCCGAAGTCAGCAAGCCCGGCTCCGGCTGGCTGTCGTTCAAGATCAGCGCCTTCGACACACCCGCCTTCACGGGCGAGAAGGTCAGCCAGGCCGTCCTCGACGTCCTCGTGTCGAAGGTCTACGCCGAAGAGCGCCTCAAGCGCTGGGGTGCCGACAACCCCAAATACATCACCAAAGTGCTCGGCGAGTTCCCCGAAGTCAGCGAGAACTCGCTCATACTGCCCGGCTGGGTCAAGGCCGCCCAAGAGCGCACCCTTCAGCCGATGCGGCCTTCAGAACTCGGCGTCGACGTGGGTGCCGGCGGCGACAAGACCGTCATCGCCCATCGCCGAGGCGGCGTCGTCCGGATCGTCAACCGCCAACGCCAACCCGACACCATGAAAGCCTGCGGCAACGTCATCAGCGCGATGCGTGCGTGCGGCGCCGAGGTCGCCAAGGTCGACGAGATCGGCGTGGGCAAGGGCTTGGTCGACAGGGCGCGCGAGCAGCACTATAACGTCGTGGGCGTCAATGTGGGCAAGGCGGCCGACCGCGTGCTCAAGCGCAAGGGCAAGCGCGAAGTCGACGAGCACGACGACGCCGAGCAGTTTCTCAACCGTCGTGCTCAAGGCTATTGGCGGTTGCGCGAGCTGTTCCTGATGGAAGAGATCGACATCGACCCGGCCGACGAGGAGTTGGCGGCGCAGTTGGTCGACATACGATATGAGCGACTGTCTAACGGTGTCATAAAAATTGAGAGCAAAGAAGAGCTTAAGAGACGGAAGCGGGCGAGAGGTGGCGAGGGCGAATCGCCCGACGAAGCCGACGCCGTGATGCTGGCGTACATCGATGTGGCGAGCTTGAAGAAGAAGCGGCTGACCTGGGGCAGTGGCAGCGTCGGCAGCGCCGCACGCGGCAGCAAGCGCGCGAGGAACTAACCATGGGCTACAAGTCCTTCTCCCAGCAGGCAACCGACCTCCGTGCCCGCGCCGCAGTCGCCAAGGCCGCCCGCCGTGCTCGCCGCCTAGCCGCCTCCATCAAGCGTGCCAACGCCAACTGGCGCCGCCGCAACCACCAACGGCTGCTCAACCTAGAACGCGACACACGCGCCGCCGCCAAGCTCGACCCGCCGAATCTGTGCGACCGCTGTGGGCAGCCGATAGGGAAGCGGGCGAAGGGCGAGAAGAACGTGTGCTACAGGGTGGCGTGTTGGCGCTAGGTACTAGTCGTGTTATCATCCTCGCGCAGGCTAACGAATCAGGCGCCGTCCTGCCTAGGGCCCGCCCTGACACCGAAACCTGGCGGTGTATTGGTCCCCACGCGGATCAGCAGTCCAACGGGGCAAAGGGCGTCGAGGGCGAAAGTCTCGGGTTGCTCCCGACCGGCCTTGACGCGAACCGCCTTCGGCTTATTGAGATCACGACTCGCACGGCCGAGAGCTTGGGACGAGGCTATCCCATCCGACCTCACGCACCATCGGTGCGGCCGGCGCCGGGGCCTAACGGCGAGTCGTGTTCTGAGTGAGCCGTTGCTATGACGAATCTGAGCACCGCGCCACAGCTGTCAGACTTCGGCCAAGGGCTTCTTCTTGGTGTCGGGGTTGGCTGCCTGGTCGCTGCCGCGGTTCTCTGGTGGATCGTGTTCGCGATCAGACGACGGCGTCGACTACATAGAAGCATATCGCCGACGAGCGACTGGGACGCCGACTGCATCGAGTGGCACGGGCGCGTTCTGACCGGCCCGCGTGCTCACTGGTGCGGCAGCTTCGATGATCTTCCGATAGACGACACATGTGGTGAGGCTATCGTGTGCTTGTGCTTCGACGGCACACCGGAGGCGAGAACGCCTGACGAGCTGGCGGCCATTCTCGCGGCGCATTCGGCGCTCGCGACGACATAAGGAGAGTACGGTGCCTGTCTACCTGCTGATCCCTCGCAACGAAGGTTTCCTCGGCGCTCTACGCGCTGTGCGCGCCGACGGCATCGAGTCTGCCGCTGCCACGATGCGACAACAGTGGCCGAGCGGCGACCACTACGAATACGACTTCGTGCCGTTGCCGGTTGGCAGCAAATACCTTCCAGGCGCTGTCTATATCGTCGATGAACGCTGCAACCTGCAAGGACCGAAGACAGACCAGGAAGTCGCCGAGTTCATCGGCGCCGAGCTTACGTCGTTCTGACTCGTGCCTGTATGGCGACGTCTAACATCGACGACATCGTCCGCACCGTTCCCGAGCTGTCGACGCGTCTCGCTCTCGTCGCTCTCATTCAGCGCTGGAACAGCTTCCGTGGCTTCATTCTCAGCACCCACGACGTCATGTGGCAGATCGCCTTCATCCCCGACCCGCCCGTCGCCGTCCAGATCCTCGATCTCTACTGGCGCCACACGCAACTGCGCTACGGCACCGTCTGGCGACCGAGACTGCTCGACTGCACCGAGACGATCCACGAGGGGCACGTCTTGTGCGCCGAGTGCCACGGTGCCCTGCGCAACATCTACCGCAACGTCGGGGCGTCGCTCGGCCGCACTCAGTGGTTCAACTGGAGCCGGCACGACGTTATAAGGAAGATCGCGGCATGAGCGACGAACGAGGTTTCGTTATCGGCCTGCTGGAGCGAGCGATCACCGAAGCTGCGGCCGGCAACTTTATCCGCGCGCAGGGTCTTGTAGGGACCGCTAAGGGCTTCCTGAAGCAGCTCGCCACCGACGCCAACCAGGGCATCAGTCCGTTCTCGGCAGCGGCAACGCCTAAGCGCTCGCCGTCGCCGATAAAGCCAGGGCGCGCTCGCGACAGCGCCGCTCGTAGCGGTCGCGGCTCGACCATGCGCGTGCCGCTCGCTGAGCTGTTGAGTGCTCGCGACCTGCTCCACCCCGACGACGCTTACGGCTCGACGCCTGCTGGTCGTTGGCCGCCGCAGTCGCTAGAAGAAGGAGACGGCCAATGATCTGCGATATGTGCGACCTGCCCTACGACGAGCCTTCTATGGGTGGCGACGGCGTCTGCTCCTGGTGCGATTGCGGTGTTCACCGCGACGGCAGCAAGTGGTCATTTCGAGAGTTCATGGCGGCGGGCGACCGCCGGCTACGCAAACTCGCCGAGCGCGAAACAGGCACTGTGAGCCGACCGACCTAACTCTCGGTTATCGCTTGGTTTCCGCTCTACATCAGATAGCGGTCACAGGTGACTGCCGCCACTACCGCTTGTGGGCGGTGCTTGACAGAACAGGGGAAGTTGCGCTCTAGTTACGCCGGTTAAGCCGTTTCAACGGCTCCCGGCAATGACGATCAAGGGCCTCACCACTCCTTCGCCTGCGACGAACGGCAACGGCCACAAGCCGGCGGCGACTGCTACTGTCGCTACCGCTCCCGCCATTAAAGCCTCAGCCCTCTCAGCTCTCGTCGACGCCGTCACCGCCCGCACCAACTTCGCCTCCGACGTCGGCATCACCTTCGACGGCTTCCGCAACGTCGACGCCCAGCTCGGCTACCGCGACCGCCTCGTCCTCGCCGACTACCGGCGCCGTGCCCGCCGCGGCATCGCCAAGCGCATCGTGAATGCCTACCCCAAGGCGACGTGGTCGATAGATGCTCGGTTGACGGAAGACGCCGACGCCACCACGCAAACCCCCTTCGAGGCAGCAGTCGCCAGCCTGTTCGACCGCCTCTCCATCTGGTCGGTCCTCACCCGTGCCGACCGGCTCGCCGGCCTCGGCCACTACTCCATTATCGTCATCGGCGCTCCGGGCAAACTCTCTACCCCACTCCCGAAGCGCCTCAAGGACGTCCTCTACCTCTCCATCTACGCCGAGGACAACGCGCCCATCCAGTCGTGGGACAACGATGAGGCGAGCCCGCGCTACGGCCTGCCCCTGTCCTATAACGTCAACCTCGGCGCCGTCGACCTCACTAGCACCGTCGCGGTCGGCAACCGCCCTGCTGCCCGCCAAGCCGAAGTCCACTGGTCGCGCGTCATCCATGTCGTCGACGACCCGCTCGAAAACGACGTCTATGGCGAGCCGATCCTGGAAGCTGTCTGGAACTACCTCGACGACTTGGTCAAAGTCGTCGGCGGCGGCGCCGAGGCTGCCTGGAAGCGCATGGATCCCGGCGTCCAGATGGACGTCGACCCGGAGCTAGAAATCGACGAGGGCGAGCTGGAGGCGCTGGAGGAGCAGGCCGACGAGTACGTTCACGGGCTGCGGCGCTTCCTGCAAACCCGCGGCACCAAGATGAACCTGCTGTCGACGACGGTGGCGGGCTTCGGGCCGAACGCGGACGCGATTGAGCAACTGATCGCTGCTACTGTCGGCATCCCGCAGCGTATCTTGTTCGGCTCCGAGCGCGGGCAGCTAGCCAGCAGCCAAGACGACGAGAACTGGAAGGAGCGCGTCGATGAGCGCCGTCGCACCTTCGCCACGCCGCTCATCCGTCAGTTCGTCGACCGCCTCATCGAGCGCGGCACGCTGCCTACGCCGAAGGGCAAGGCCGACGACGACGTCGGCGTCAGCGACGCCGGTACGCCCGTCATGCCGACTGGCAAATACTCCTATATCGTCACGTGGCCGAAGTTCGCCACCCTCGGCACCCCGAAGACAGCCGAGCTGCTGTCGAAGATCGCGGGCGCCAACCAGGCGCAGTCGCAGTCGAATGGCGGCCTGCTGTTCACGGCCGACGAGATCCGCTACTGGTTGCTCGGGTTGGGGCCGCGGCCGGCCGAGGCCAACGTGCCTTATGGCAAGCAGCCGACGGCGAGTGATCCAGCACCAGCACCGACGCCGGCCAATCTCGCTCGTGGGCTAGTTGCTATGACGTTGGTCGGTCTCGACAAGAACGACGAGCGGTATCCAGATCAGCTCTCGACTTTGCTCAGTCTTGTGAAGGCTCTCGGCGAGCCGACGGAGGCAGTCAATGCCGGCTAACAGCGTCGACACGGTTACGGTCGACGTCCACGTCACTCGTGCCTTCCACTTGCTCATGTGGCTCGCCCGCGCCGCCGTAGCCGCTGCCGCCTACTTCGCCGCCTTCACGATCTGGTGCGCGCCGAAGCTCGTGCGTTTAAAGGTGAAGCGCTAGTGCCTACGCCGACGTCCACTACCGCCGCTCCGTCCTTCGTCCGCTTCGCCGGCCAAGCCGCCGTCGCCGACGTCCGCACCGCCACCTATAACGGCAGCGAAGTCGTGATCGTCCCCGTGATCGCGATGGTCGGCGACGCCGTCGTTACTGGCATGTTGTCGGACGGCCCCGAGTTCGTCCCCGCCGACGTGCTTGCCCAGGCACCGCAGTCTCTCAGCGGTCGTCCGGTCGTCACCTACCACCCGGTCGACCACGAAAAGCAGGTCATGGCGAACACTCCCGAGAACTGGGAGCAAATCGTCATCGGTCAGGTCTTCAACGCACGTTTCGAGAAAAATCGGCTCATGGCCGACGTCTATATCGACAAAGCCAAGGCTGCTCAAGTCGGCGACGAGGCGGTGTCGTTAGTCGATAAGGCGCTAGCGAAAGAGATGTTCGAGGTCAGCCTCGGTGCGTGGGTTTGGCAAGTGCCGGAAGACGGCGTGTCGCCGAACGGCCAGAAATACTCGTCGCGGTGGATTGGCACGATATGGGACCACCTCGCCTGCGGGTTGTCTCGGCATGGTGGTCGAGGTGCGTGTGATATCGGCATGGGCTGCGGAGGCCCGCGCCTCATGTCGGCCGCCCAAGCGACTGCGATAAAGGAGAACTCGCCGATGCGTCTACTCGACATCTTAGCCGGCAAAGTCGGCGATCTCTCGACCCTCGCCGACGGCATGAGCGACAGCGACCTGCGCCGCAAGCTCAACCAGGCCCTCGACTCCACCATCCCCGCATTCCAAGGCGTCGCCGAGGTCTTCCCCGAGTCGTCGACCGCCATCTACATGACGTCGGCCGACGGCGGCTTGCAGTGGTGGGAGTGCGGGTTTTCAGTCGACGGCGAGAACGTGACGATTGGACGCAAGAAGCAAGTCGAGCCGGTGACGAAGTGGGAGCGGGTGGCCGCTGCCGGTGCCGACGAGACCACTACGATAACGACAACTGCTACTGCTACCGAGGCCGCGGCGAGCCAGGCACCTCCCGCGAATCAGCCGTGCCAGTGCCAGCATGCTCATAACGACAAAGGAGCCAACATGAGCAAGATCACCGAACTGGCGGGGAAGCTGATCGCTCTCGCCGCCATCCAGGCCGCCAAGAAAGGCGAAACCGCTGTCGCGGTCTACGCCGAGGCCGACCGGCCGAAGCTCGAAGCGCTCAGCGAGGCGCAACTGACCGCCACCATCGCCGCGTTCGAGAAGCCGGAGCCGGCACCCGCGCCCGAGCCCAAGCCCGAGACGCCAGCACCGACTCCCGAGCCGGCTCCGACGCCTAAGTCGCCTGCCGACGCAGTCGTCCTGACCGCCGCCGAGCACAAGCGCCTGGTCTCGATGGCGGCTCGCGAGGAGACCCGCGAGAAGGCTCGCCGCACGCAGCTCATCACCGCTCTCACCGCTGACGAGCGCGCCAAGGTGGTGTTCACCGAGGCACAGCTGGCCGCCAAGCCGACCGACGAGCTGGAGCAGTTGGCCGTCTTTGCCGGCCTCAGCGACGGCATCGACGCCGAGCCGGTCAGCTACGCCGGCCGTGGCGCTCTCGCCGTGGGCGCTCTTACCACCGACACCGAGACTCACCAGGCACCGCCCGACCCGTGGAAGGTGCCGGCGCTTGCCAAGGCTCTCGGCTACCGGACCGCTCAGTAGGCCGCCTACCGCGACTACGATAAAGGAGAACAACGAATGGCACTCGATCTCAGCCCGCGTAATCCGCGGACCGTCTACCTCGGGGGCGGCGACGGCCCCGGCGGCCGTGGCGGCTACGTCCCCATCGACGACAAGGTCGTCGACGGCGCTAACGCCCTCCCTGGCATGCTCGTCGAGACCTTCAACGACACCGGCAACGTGGGCAAGTGGCGCGTCCACTCCACTTCCGCCGGCCGCGCTGCCCCGGCCTTCCTGCTCGACCGCCCCTACCACAACCAGGGCATCGACGACGCCTATGTCGACGGCGAACTCGCCCTCGTCGGCCACATGCACAAGGGCTCCATCGTCTACGCGCTCGTGCCGTCCGGCGCCAACATCGTCTACGGTGACTGGCTGGAGTCCAACGGCGACGGCTACCTCAAGGAAGGCAACACCCAGCCCATCGCTCGCGCCGCGCAGACCATCGGCGCTGTAACCGCCGCAACCCGCATCCGCGCGGAGGTGATCTAGTCATGGCCGCCAACATCGCCACCTTCAAGCCCAAGGGCGGGTTTGGCCGCCGCGACCACTTCGGCCTCAAGGCCCTCGCCGGCCTGGCTGCCGCCAACGACGACAACCCCGTCATGACTCTCCGCTCCTACTCGCCGCTTCCCCGCGACGCGCAGGAGATCATCGACAACGAGATCCTGAAGGTCGGCCGTGACGAACTCGTCATTGCCGCGACCCTTCTCGACTCGGTGAGCAAGCCGCTGCCCAACTGGCTCTCGCTCACGACCGTCACGTCGCAGCGCGCGGGGGAGGCTGGCCGCGCTCAGGTCGGCATGGTGCCGAACACTCGCGGCGAGCGCCAGATCCCCGACCTGGCCGAGTACAGCGTCCCGGTGTTCTCGATCTGGGACGACTACGAGTTCGACATCAAGACGATCAACACCGCCCAGCGTGTCGGCTATGCCCTCGACACGACTTCCGCCGAGCAGGCCACCCGCAACGTCAACGAGAAGATCGAAGACGTCATGCTCAACGGCCTCGTCGACGCCAACGGCGATCCCATCCTTGTCTACGGCCTCCCCGTCTATGGCTTGCTCAACGCCCCCAACGCCTCGACGTACCCCTTCGAGACCAACACGAAGTGGGACGACGCGGCCAAGACGGGCAGCGACATCCTCACCGACGTCATCGGCATGCTGAAGCTCGGCAAGGCGGCCCACCAGACCGGCCCGTGGACGTTCTTCATCCCCACTTCCTACGGTTTCGCACTGTCGAAGCAGTTCACGGCCGGCTACCCTGCGACCATCCTCAGCATGCTGCTGCAGATCCCCAACGTCGCCGGCTTCGTGGTCGCTGATTCCCTCCCCGACGACACCGTCGTGATGTTCAACAAGAAGACGAACAGCATGGACGTGCTGGTCGGCATGCTGCCCACCTCGTTCTCGTGGGCGACCAACCCGCAGATGCCGTTCAGCGGTGTCAGCAGCATGGTCGCGGCGGTCGTCATCCCGCGGCCGAAGTACAGCTACAACAACGAGACCGGCATCGTCGTGGGCACGCCGACGTAGGCGACGCTGACGACGCCGACCACTGAATCACCGACATAGGCAGTCATCACATGCACGTCAAAGCATTCAAAGGCAGCACCGAATCCACCCTCCCCTGCACCCACGTCGTCAGGTCGGACCTCCCAGAGCACAAGCCCGTCGACGCCGCCCCTACCGGCATCAGGGTCAAGCTCTGTGGAGGTCCACCTGACGCTCCCGCTCACATCGATCTTCCCGCCGACGCCGACATCGTCTACGTCCTCGCCGATACAACCGGCAACGCGATGTCGGTGTATAGGTGGCCGCTGCGACCACGCGCCGACCGCGATGATCGGCCGCAGTCACCAGCCAACCGGCAAGTCGTTACAGGAGTCTCACCATGAGCACCGCTACCAAGCCCTACGTTCTCGGTCCCGGCGGTAAGTTCGGCCGCTACGAGGACGGCAACTACAAGGTGTATGCCACCGGCGACACCGTCTACCTCACTGACGAGCAGGCGACTGGCCGCGCTCTCAAGGGCCGGCTGACTCCCGCTGGTGCAGTGCGTCTGGCGAAGGCGGTCGAAGCCGCCAACGCCAATCCGGCCGTCGCAGAAGCAGCCGCTGACGCTCCATCGCCGACCACCACCGCCGCCCGCGCTCGCAACTGGGCCTTCCTCTCCACCACCGACCACACCACCATCGCCGAGATCATTGAGACGATGGACGACCCGGCCGAGCTGGACGCCTTGAAGGCCGCCGAGTTCGCCACCGACGGCAAGAAGCGCACGAGCGTGCGCAACGCCGTCGCCAAGCGCAAGCGGCAGCTGGGTGCCGAGCGGGCACAGAAGGCGCGGCGAGAGAAAGCAGCCGAGCGCAAGGCAGCGGCGGCTAGTGGCGAAGGCGAGGACGCAGAAAACGGCGGCGGTGCCGCCGCTGCCGACAAGGAGTAGTCGTTGCCGGTCGAACTACCTGGTACTCACTGTCCATAGACTTGAAGTCGAAGACGGTCAATCGCCATTAGGGCTTCTTCCCTAGTCGCGTAGCAGCCAAGAGGTATTTCAACCTTTCTGATGTGCAGACGAGCCCTCCATCTGCCGTTCGGCAACAGCGATGCACCCTTTCCGGTGCCTCGTCGTTTGCGAGCCATGTCGCTGCGATTGTCTTGGTCTGTGCCGGCCTTCAGATGTTCTGGTTCGCAGCACGCCGGTTTATCGCAGCTATGAAGGACCTGCGGTCTGTCTTTTGTGATGGTGCGGCCAGAAAGCTCGTAAGCGATCCGATGAGCATAGAATGTCTTACCTCCGACCACAAAAGATCCGTAGCCTGCTGTAGTTCTCGCGCCCATGAACAACAGGCAGCCATCGTCGTCGCGCTCCAGTCTTGAACGGAACCTTTCGATGTCTTGCTGGCTTAGTGGTATCATGAACACGACCCTACAGCCAAGGAAGCAGATTGTCAATCAGTTACGATTCCACGTTGCCTTCTGACCGCGACTGGTGTCGGCTGCTGTGCCGCGACACGGACGTCGCCAAGGCCATGTTCGACGACGACGAGATCGACGCTGTCCTCGCCACGCGCGCGGCCGGCCCGGCTCGCAAGTACCTCACCGCCGCCGATCTCCTCGACATACTCCATGTCGCCTACATGACCAAGGGCAAGGGTGTCGCCAGCAAGAAGGTCAGCCGTCTCACCGTCGTCTACGGCACTGGCAGCGGCATCAACATCGACATCGCGCTGCAAACCGCAATCTCCAAGTACCGTAAGCGCGGCGCCCAACTGCTCCAGCCGGCTCCGTTCGCTATTCGCGCCCTATAGGAGGCCTTCGCCCATGAAGCGGATCCTGCTCTCTGTCGTTGCCGGCTTGGCGCTCTCGCTGCTGGCGTTGTCGTCGCCGGCCGCCGCTGCCAGCAACATCCGCACGACCAAGCTGGCCGCCGGCACTAGCGACTCAGCCATCATCGCCGCCAATCCTGCCGGCACCGCCACGCTCCTCGAATTCTGCGGCTTCTCGGCACGCGAGACCGGCGGGGCTTCCACCGCCACCATCGACGTCTACAACGGTAGCAGCGCGAGCGGTCAGCTCATATTCACTTTCTCCCTTGTCGGCGCCGAGAGCCGTAGCGAAGGTCCGTGGGAAGATGCCGCGTGTATCCCTGCCCCCAACGGCATCTTCATCGACCGCGGCGGCGCGGGCACTACACTGCTCCTCGTTTATAGTCGGCAGCGGTGAGCGGTAGCGATAAAGGACAGCAACCATGAGAAGGCTGAATACTCTTCTTGTCCTCTTGTCGCTGCTTGTCGTGCCGGCGACTGTCCAGGGCGGCAGCTCGGGCGGCACAACTACCGGCGGTGGCGGCGCCGGTACAGTCACCAGCGTCAACGCCAGCGGACCTTCTGTCTTCACTTGGTCTGGTGGGCCGATCACCGACACTGGCACGCTCACCGCCGCGCTCAACACGCAGGCGGCCAACCTCTGCCTTGCCGGCCCTGCGACAGGCTCGGCCGCGGTGCCGACGTTTCGTGCGTTGGTCGACGCCGACGTCCCCAACACGATCACTATCGACCTTGCCACTGCCTGCACAGCCCTCGCTGCCAACCCCGCCAACTGCTCGGCCGGCCAGATTCCGCTGGGCATCACCGCGAGCGGCACCGCCGAGGGCTGCTACACCCCGACGAGCACTACCGTGGGACTCTCCAATGTCACCAACGACGCGCAGACCAGGGCGGCCATTGTCCCCAACACCATACCCTCGGCGGGGCAGATTCAGATCGGCAACGCCGGCGGCACGGCCTACGCCCCGCAGACCTTGAGCGGCGACTGCACGGTTACGAGTGCTGGCGTGATCACTTGCTTCGGTTCGTCGCCCGCCACGGTTGCCAAGGGCGGCACCGGCGCCACGACCTTCACGAATCACGGCGTCCTCTTCGGCCAGGGCGGCAGCGCAATTGCCGCGAGTGCGGCCGGCACCGCGGGCTACCCGCTCACCAGCGGCGGCGCCTCAGCCGATCCGAGCTTCGCCCAGCTCGTCCCCGCCGCACTAGACTTCTCGGCCGACAACACGACGGCCAACGCGACCACCGGACACCACGGGCTGCTGCCGAAGCTAAGTGGCAACGCGAGCGAATTCCTTAATGGTGTCGGTGCATTCGCGACCCCCGGAGCGCCAGCGCCGCCGGGTTCCACAACGCAGGTCATCTTCAACGACGCCGGAGTGTTTGGCGCCGACTCTCAGCTCACGTTCAACAAGACCTCCGGCCTCACCACCATCACTTCCGGCGGCCACGCGGGCGCGGCAGCCTTTAAGGTTCTTCCCGATAGCGGAACGTCGTACACCCAAATTAACGACAACGGGACAATGGTTGTCAACGCCGATGTTGCCGGTACTCCAATTCTCGATCTCCAATACAGCGGCTCGTCGAAGTACCAATTCGGCTACAACCTCGGCACCATTACCAACCCGCTCAGTCTTGGCGGCGGTGCTCTCTATGTGTCGAACGGCGGCGTTATTGGCGTTGGCTCGGCTATCCCGCTCACCTTTTCTAGCACCTCAAGCGGGAATGGGGCGGCGGACGGGTCCGTGTCTCGCATCGCTGCCGGTGTTGCCGGCTTCGGCACCGGAGCTGCCGGCTCACGCGCGGGCTGGATGCAGTGGGCCGGCGAGTGCTTCGTCGCTTCCGATCAGACGAACGCCACCACGACGATGGCCTCGTCGACCTGCTCAATCACCGTCACCAGCGGCCGCAAATACAGCTTCGTTTGCGAGCTGTTTATGTCGGATTCGGTTGCGGCCGATGGCGCCAAGATCGACTTCAACGGCGGGACCGCGACGGCTACCAACTTCCGCGCTCAGGTGACGGCGTTCGACACGGCGCTGAATCTATCGTCGCAGGTGACGGCGCTCGCTACTGCGTCGTCAGCCACTACATTTACTGGCGCCGGGGCCTTCGAGGTCCACGGGGCGTTCGAGCCTTCGGCGAACGGAACCTTCATTCCGGAGTTCGCACAAGTCGGGCATACTACCGGGACACTGACGCTGAACCGCGGCAGCAATTGCCGTATGTTCGATATGCCGTAGGCCGCCACCTCAAGGAGATCTCTAAATGCGCCGGATCATCGCCCGCTGCCTCTTTGCCACCGCCCTGCTACTCGCTGCCGCCGCTGGCTGGGCAACTCGCTCGGTTAGCTACGTGCTGCAGAACTGCTCGCGCGCCGACATTCGCGCGATGACCATCCGCGTCGATCCGACAAGCGGCGACCCTGTCGAGGACGTGCAGTACCAGCTCCGCGACGCGGGCGGCACCGTCGTGAAGACGGGCGGCATCGTGCTCACGCTGACGACGACGCAGAAGAACACGCTGCTCTCGCACATCGACACCGTCGTGCGCCCAGCGGTGGACACGGCCGAGGGCCTGTAGGCGGCGACTATGCGCGCTCGCTTAACGGTCGCGCTGGCGCTCTTGCTCGCGTCGTGGTGGGCGTGCGCGGCGCATGCTGAGGTCCGCTTCGTGCCGCTGGCGAATGCCTCTGGCGGCAACAGGCTCTACGTGGCCGACACCGAAGCGGAGTGTCCGACGACCGGCGCGGCCAACGGCGACGTCTGCATCGCGCTCGACACCGGCAAGATCATCAAGCGTACAGCCGGCAGCAACATCGCGGCTGTCGCGTTCAGTAGCCTGACCGGCTCGCTGGCTTGCGCGCAGTTGCCGCCCTTCACCGGCAACGTGACGACGTCGGCCGGCTCGTGCTCGACCACTATCGGCAACGGCGTTGTCACCAACGCGATGCTGGCTGCGCTGTCGTACACCAAGGTCGTATTCGTCGCCACCTGCGCGGGCACAGCTACAGCCAGCAGCACGCTCTACCTGTTCCCTATCGGCCAGCTCTCCGCGCTCACCTGTACGATCACGACGCCGACGGCTGGTATCCCTATGCCGACGGCGGGGACACTCAAGAACCTGACCGTTAAGGTCGGCACCGGAGGTAAGGCTGGCGACGCGGTGACGGTCCTCAAGGGCGGGTCGGCGACTGGGATGCCGACATGCGTGTATGGCACGGGCACAACGTGCAGCGATTTGTTGACGGCTGGCGCAGTCGTCGCTGGCGACCTCATCACCGTGAAGCTCACGACGGCCGCGAGCGACACTACAGCCAACGTCCAGGTTACGTTCGAGCTGTGGAACTGATGAGCATCGTCGACGACATCGCCGACCTTCTCGACGCCGATCTCTACGCACAGTTCGGCGCCCTCGACTACACCGGCTCATTCGTCCCCTCCGGTGCCCTTCTCGGCCCACTCCCGTGTCGTATCGAGGGCGAGCAGCGCCTGGTCCGCGACCCCACCGGCCAGGAAGTCACGACGAGCGTGCAGGTCATAGTCGGCGGCTACTTCGACCTCACGACCGACCACCATCGGTACTTCTTGCCGTCGCAGTGGTCGCCTAACGGGAGCGAGGGAGCGGGTGAAGGGCTGCGAGCGCTCTATGTCGACAACGTGAATGACGAAGCCGTCGGGCCGCTTTATCAGGAGCTGAGTTTTCCGTGACTAGTCAATCATTCACACATCAGCCACTGAGGGAGAGCGCTCTATGTCGTCGCCTCCATTCCGCATCCCCGTCTCGCAGCCCAAGATCGGCAACCTAGAACTCGGCCTGGTTGCCGACTGTCTGCGCCGCAACCAGCTCAGCCAAGGGCCAATGGTCGCTCGCTTCGAGCAGGAGTTTGCGGCCTACGTTGGCGCCCGCTACGCCGTCGCGACCAGCAGCGGCACGACCGCGCTTCATCTAGCCCTCGCCGCTCTGGGCATCGGCCCCGGCGACGAGGTGCTGGTGCCGGACCTGACCTTCATCGCCACCGCGAACGCCGTCGTCTACTGCGGTGCGACGCCGGTCCTCGTCGACGCTGACCCGGCGACATGGTGCATGGGGCCGTCGCAGATCGCCGCCAAGCTAAGCTATCGAAGCCGCGCGATCATCCCTGTCCACCTCTACGGCGTTCAGTGTGATTACAGCACCTCGCGCGGACTGTTTGTCGTCGAGGACGCCTGTGAAGGACTTGGTGGCCGCTACATCACGAGCGGTCGCGCTCTCGGCACGGTCGGCGATTGCGGCGTGTTCAGCTTCTACGCCAACAAGGTAATCGGTGTCGGCGAAGGCGGCATGGTCGTAACCGACAACGAGCAGTTCGCCGAGCGCTTGAGGCTCTATCGCGGCCAGGGCTGGCACCCAAGCGACGCCCGCTACTACCACTCCGTCGTCGGCTTCAACTACCGCATGACCGAGCTGCAAGCGGCAGTCGGGGTCGGCCAGTTGCAGCGGCTGCTGTCCATGTTGGCTGCTCGTCGTGCGATCTTCGACCGCTACGCGCACCACCTCGACGGCTACTTGCCGTCGCCGCCGTGCAGCACCGACGTCGGTAGCGCGCCGTGGCAGTACACGACGATGCTGCCGCCGGGTGTCAGTCGCGATGGCTTAGCCGACGCTCTGGCCGCTGCTGGCATCGAGACTAGGCCGGTGTTCGTGCCGCTTCACCGGCTGCCGATGTATCGAGCATCCTACGTCACCGAAGTGGGCGGCGATGGGCCGTCGCTTGCCGACGTCGACTTCCCTGCCGCTGCCGCTATCGCCGACGCCGGTATCTCGTTGCCGACCTTTGCCGACATGACGATGGCGCAGGTAGACGAGGTGGCCCAGCGTGTAGTAGACTACGTGGCGAGACAGACGACTGGAGATCGGCCATGAAGCATCTACGATTCGGCTTCGGTTCTTGGCTGGGAACAGCGACGACTAGCGTTCTAACCGCAGCGGCGTTCGCGTCGATGGGCGACATCGCTTGGTCGCGTGTCTATATCGCTGCCTGTTTGTGGTTGATCGTGCTGACCGTCGTCGGGATGATCTACTTCGCCGCCGCTGTCGTGAAGGAGAGTCGGCGGTGAGTGCAACAGACTTTGCCTACGGTCGGCTAGAGCTAGGACGGCGTCAGCTCATCGCGCACTCTAACAACGCCGGCAGCCAGCCGACAATCTACGAGCCAGTCAGCATCTTGCGACCCGACCATCTCTGGATTCACCCGTCTGCCCGCATCGACCCCTTCACTCGCATCGAGTCCGGCGAGGGCACCTACATTGGCCCGCTGGTTCATGTGGCGGCGCACTGCCACTTGGGCGTGGGTGGCGGCATCCTCATCATGGAAGAAGGCTCTGCCGCCAGCAGCCACGTCTGTATTGTCACCGGCAGCAACGTGCCCGGCCCTGGTCGCGGGTGCTCGGCAGTCGACCCGGCGGCTGTTGTCGAGCGCAGCTTCGTGCATGTCAAGCGAAACGCGATTCTGTTCGTCGGCGCGATAGTGCTGCCGGGCGTGACGGTGGGCGAGGAGGCGGTGGTGGCGGCTGGAGCAGTAGTGACGAAGGACGTGCCCGACGGTGCGACGGTTGCCGGCGTGCCTGCGCGAGTCGTGAAGACGGCCGACAGCTCTAGCGTGTGGCCGTCACTGCAAGAGCCGTTCGACATGGGCGATGGCGCAGGAGCGATAAGGTAGTGCGTGTGTGCGTAGCGTCTGCCCACCGCAACTCTGCCGGCCGCCAAATCAGTCGCTGGATCAGCCAGATCATCGCCCTCCGCGACGAGCTGCGCAACCACTACTACTGCGGCGTGCGCGCCGTAGCCGTCGAGGGCGACTCAACCGACACCACTCGCGCTCAGCTCACCACCGAAGCCGAGCAACGACTAGCTCCTCGCGATATCGAGTTCGAGCTGGCGACGTGCAACCACGGCGGGCCGGTGTACGGGTCGACAGAGCAACCAGAGCGGATGGCTGCGCTGTCCAAGGTCGGCAACGCGGTGCTGGATGCGGTGCGGGCAACCGATGACGTGCTCGTCTATGTCGAGAGCGACTTGGTGTGGGACGCCGAGACGATTAGACGGCTGATTGATCGAGTTCTCGGCGCTGCTGTTCACCGTGTCGAGTCGACGTGGGATCTCGACGCTGTCGACGACTGCGACGTGTGGGTGCCAGTCGTCATGGCCGGCGACACCCATTACGATTGCTGGGCGTATAGGACGCTTGACGGCTCTCGCATCTTCCACCCCTTCCCGTTCACGGCGCCTACCGAACTCAGCAGTGCCGGTAGCTGCCTCGTGATGCCGGCGGCGGTCGCCCGAGACAAGCGGGCGCGGATGGAGACCGGAGCGCTGGTCGAGTGGTGTGAGAAGGCGCGAGCAGCTGGCTACAGGATCGCAGTCGACCCGGCGCTTATCGTGAGGCACCCGGCGTGAGCTGCTTGGGCGCTGTTATCGCCTTGGCTACCGTTGTCGCGTTTGCCTGGTGGACTGGCGTGCAGATGTTCGGCGATCCGCGAGACGACAAATGAAGGTCTTCGTCAAGCCGACGGGCATGTACTCGCGCGCGATGGTGCGTATCGCCGACGCCCTCGCTCGCCACGCTCCACCGTCCGTCAGCATCACGGCCGACCGCGACGCAGCCGACCTAGTCGTCCTCTACGTGATCGGGCCGGACGCACTCCAGGCAGGCCGCGATCTTGTTGCTGCCGGTAAGAAATATGCAGCTGTCCAATGTTGCTGGAAGACGACCGGCGTCGCCGACGCCGACTGGATGCCGTTCTGGCGAGACGCAGATCTCGTGTGGTCGTACTACCAATTGCCTGGCGACGGAACGTTCAATTTTTACTACGCGCCACTAGGCGTTGACACCATCTTTGCGAGTGCTTATCGTCTGAGCAACGTTAAGCAGCCGACCATCATCACCACCGGCTTCGTGTCGTCGCCGGCTGGCGAGGCTATCGAGGAAGTGTGGCTGGCAGCTCGCCGCTGTAACTTCCGCACCATCCACATCGGACCGCCGAACGTCGAGGGCACGCTGCTCCACGCCGACGAGCACATCCAGCCCTCTGACGCTAAGCTGGCGGCGGTCTATGCTGAGGCTCGCTGGGTGGCGTCGTTGCGGCACACCGAAGGCTTTGAGTGCCCAGCGGCCGAGGCCGTCGTGGCTGGCACTCGCCCGTTACTGTTCGATCAACCAACACTTCTCTACTGGTATCGCGACGTCGCCGAATACGTGCCGGAGTGCAGCGGCGACGTGTTGGTTGACCTGCTGACGATAAAGCTGTCTGGGCTCGACCCGGTGAGCGGCCACGAACGCGATTGGCTGCTACGACGTTTCGACTGGGCGACGATATGCCGCGGATTCTGGGAGCGCGTCCTTTAACGGAGGCTCGTCAGACTTGAAACTAGGAGAGAGAATTTTCTCTGGTCTGTTGTTGAAGGAGCACGCGCTCTACGTACTCGAAGATCCGACTACCGACGAGATTAGGTATGTCGGCTATACGTGCGACGTTCGGCGTCGGTTCTCCGAGCACAGAAAGCGCCGCCATTCGTACACGAGCAGCTGGATTCAATCGCTACACAATAAGGGATTGCAGCCTAGACTGAGAGTCTTGTGCTACGTTCAGGACGCATTCGAGGCGAAGCGTCTTGAAGTCGAACTAATAGCCAAGTACAGAAGGCGAGGAGTCCGTCTCACCAACGGGACTGAAGGTGGTGACGGAGTCGTATCAACTCCAGAGACTAGGGCCAAGCAGATTGCAGCGGCGACTGGTGTAGTTTTTACCGCCGAGAGAAAAGCTAATATCTCTGCTGCGCTAAAGAAGCTGCCGGTCACGCAAGAACGGCTCGATGTTCTGAACAGGGCTTGCCGGTCTCTCAGTAGAGAGCAGATTCTGCTCCGTAATCAAGCTATCGCGGCTGCCAAGTTAGGGCAGCCTCTTAGTGAGTTTCATTGCCGACGTATATCAGAGACGGCGAAGGCAAGATGGTCTAAGGCAGAGGAGCAGAGACTGAAAGCGTCTTGGACTCCTGAAAGGGGAGCGAAGATATCAGCGGCTAAAAAGGGTAAACCATTATCCGAAGAGAACAAAGCCGCTATTCGTGCAGCAGCTGCCAGACCAGAAGTCAAAGCCAAGCAGTCTGCCGCACGTAAACTATGGTGGGCACGGAGAAAGGCGTTCGAGTCTTGAGAGTTCTTTGGAACGGCGACTCGCCGACGATAAGCACCGGCTTCTCGCGTTGCACAGTCGCGGCCTGCGACGCCCTTCACGCTGCCGGTCACGAAGTCCACATCTTGGGTATCAACGAAACTGGCGACCATCGCACCTACCACTCGCCAATCTACCCGTGCATTCAGCCTTTCGACCAAGGCAGAGACGCGTTCGGTGTCGGTCGTATGCCTGTTCTAGTCGACCGTCTCCGTCCTGACGTCATCTGCTGTTTAAACGATCCGTGGAATCTGCCGGCGTACACCAAGACGCTCGATGCCTTCTTCAAGGACGAGCCTTCGGCGATTCCGCCGATATGCGCATGGTTGGCAGTCGACGGCAAGAACCAGCACGGTTGGCTGCTTAATCGCCTGTCGCACATCATGGTGTGGACTAAGTTCGCCGAAGACGAGCTGCGAAGTGGAGGCTACAAGGGCACCTGCTCCATCGTTCCACTTGGCGTCGACCACTCGGTTTTCTATCCGCGCGATAGAGCTGAAGCCCGCCGCATAGCGTTCCAGACCTTGCCAGAGCCGTTGCCAGATGACGCATTTATCGTCGGTGTTGTCGGGAGATTGCAGCACAGGAAAAGGATCGACCTTTCGCTCCGCGCGTTTGCTGAGTGGATCGAGCGCACAGGCATCGACAACTCGTTCATCTACATCCACGCGGCGCCGACTGGAGATACTGGGTGCCATATCCGTTCGCTCACTCGCTACTACGGTCTTGACGGGCGCGTCGTTATCTCTGAGCCGCACATCGGCCGTGGCGTCGAAGAGACCGTGCTCCCGTGGATCTACGCTTCATTCGATACGATGCTTACGACCACCCAGGGCGAGGGCTGGGGGCTTTGTCAGCACGAGTGCATGGCGATGGGCGTGCCTGTCGTCGTCCCCGATTGGTCTGCGCTTGGTGTCGACGGGTGGACCGGCAATGGCGTGCTGAGGGTGCCGTGCAACTCGACGGCGTTGACAGCGCCGATGAACGGTCTGGCCTACACGATTGGCGGGGTTGCAGACTGTTCTGCGGTCGCTGACGCACTGGATCTTCTCTACCGAGATCGGTCGGCGAGAGAGCACTATGCGGCTGCCGGCCTCGCCAAAGCCGCCGAGTTCAGCTGGCAACGCACCGGAGCCATGGTCGTAAGCGAGTTAGAACGAGTCGTTTACGAGGCGGAAACCAAGCGTAGACAGCAGTCGGCGATTGCAGTAGACTCAGGCGACTCGCCGGCCACCGAGCCGGCTCACACACCAGTCACCAGCCAGTAGTTTAAACAGCAAGTCGGCTCGTCAGCCAGTCACCGGCCACAGCCATAGCGGCATATCGCCGCCGCGGTCGCCGTCCGAGGTCTACGCAGCTGGCCAACGCCGCCGTCTTAGGCTGGGAGCAAGTGAGCCGCCGCTTAATCGCGGTCGGCCCTGCTATGGCGAGCGCCGCCGACGACTTCATGGTGCGCGAGGCGCAGTCGATCCTCGACAAGTCGTTGCAGCTCGTGCCGCATGAGAGCGGCGATCTGGCGCGGTCGGGCGAGGTTAGTCGCACTGGCGGCCGTCTCGGTGTCGGTGTTGCGCGCCAGATCCTTCAACGCACTGCCGGCGGCCAGTTCACGACCGGCAGCATCCAAGTCAGCTACGGCCGCGGGCTCGCCGAAGATTATTCGGTCCCCGTGCATGAAACGCCGAGCAAGCACGATCCGCCGTCGTGGCGCGGCAAGCGCGTGCAGTTCAACTCAGGTGGCCCTCAATTTCTGGCACGACCTTTCCGCGAGACCGTCGGCACGCTGTGGCAGCGGCTCGCAGCGCATCTGCGGAGCAAGCTGTAGTGGCACGCTACCTGGAAGTCTTGGCGGTTAATCGTCCGTCGCCCATCGGTGTCGACCAGAACAACCGCACGATGTTCTCGGCGACATACCAGGCGATGGGGGTGTCGATTGCGAAGTTTGAAGAGGAGTTGGCGCGCATCCTCTACGACGCCGGCCTCATGACACTCGGCACCGACGGCTTCGTCGGCCCCGCCTCCACCATCCCGACGACAGGCGGCGGCCCGTTCATCACCCTCATCGACACCGGCGGCACCTCGCCGCTGGAAACCCACAACGGCGACAAGTACGAGCGCATGTCGATCCAAATCATCGTGCGAGCGCTGAGCTATCAGGTCGCACGTACTCGCGCGCTGGCGATCTGGCGAGAGCTGGACGGCAAGCGCGAGATAACGGTAACAGCAGCTTAAGCCGTCAATGCAGTCAACGCAGTCAACCGCCATCATCCGACAACCGCAAGCACCTCACTTAGGTATCGCGCAGGTTAGTTAACAGGTCTTGAAAGGAGCTTCACCATGAGCGAGCTTGCGGTAGCCGGCCACGGCGTACACATCGACTTCGAGCTGGACCCGGTAGGCGCCCCCGGTGTCTTCACCGAGATCCCCGAACTCAGCGACGACGTCAGCTGGCCTGAGTTCAACGTCCCCGAGACCAACGTAACCGCCCACAACGACCGCATCGACAGTTGGATTCAAGGCGTGCTCATGCGCGGCCAGTTCAGCTTCGGCGTCAACTACGTGGCCGGCAACACTGTCCACGAAGCGCTGCGCGACGCGCCGCTCAACGGCCTCAAGCACGGCTTCCGCACCTACAGCAAGGACGGCGGTCCCGGCGACGACGAGATCATCGCCAGCGGCTTCGTGCAGACGTTCGGCCCCATCGTCCACCCGGTGCGCGAGGGTGCGCGGAAGGCCACCGTGGCGGTGCGGTTGAGCGGGCCGATGATCGTGGATGGCGCGGAGTACGGAGCGTAGGGCAAGAGCAACGACAACGACAACGACGACAACAGTCACCCGGTTTGGTCAATAACACACAAGGAGCCTCAGACAATGGCCAAGCAGCCGACAACGTCAGTGCCTCGTGTTCTCTCCCTCGCCGACCTCACGGCGCCGCCGACTCTCACGGAACTGTCAATCCCTGAGCTAGCCGGCGGCGTCGTTTACCTGCGCCCGCTCTCGGCCGGTACTGTCATGGACATGGTCGTGGACGGTAACGCTGCTGACGGCGCGGGCGGCGTGGCCTCCAAAGTCACCGGCGAAGCGATGATGAAGCTCGTCGCGGCGGCCGTCGCCAACGCCGACGGCACTCCCATGTTCGCGCCTGGCGACGAGGGCTTGGCCCAAATCAAGCTCCTCGACATTCGCGTCTTCAATCGCATCTCCACCGCCATTACGTCGACGCTCAACCCCACCGCGGCCGACGGCGCCGACGTGGGAAAAGCCTCGCCGGCAACCAGTGGCGGCGATTTGCCTTCCAACTAGCGCTGGCGCTCGGCGAGCACGATGTCGACGCTCTCCTCGCCCGCCTCACTTGGTCGCAGCTGGTCGAGTGGCGAGCCTACTACCAGCTCGACCCGTGGGGCGAGGAGCGGGCCGACCTCCGCAACGGTATCGCATGTGCGCTGCTCGCCAACGTCAACCGAGATCCGAAGAAGGGCCAGCCGTTCACGCCGGTTGACTTCATGCCGTTTGCTGAGAAGCCGAAGACGAGTGCGCGCGAGAGCATGGCGAACTTCAAGTCGGCAGTGAAGCGGTTCTTGAAGAAGAAAAAGCAGCCGAGACAACCGAGACAGCCAAAGAGTCAGTAGTCGCCCATGAACGTCGGCACAGTCGAAGTCCTACTCCAGCTTCGCGACAAGCTCACGGCCGAGCTGAACAACTCGGTCGCGAGGTCGACGACTGCGCTCACCAAGCTGACGGGTGAGATCCGCAAGACCGAAAACGCCATCGCCAAGCAGCAGGCCGCGGTCGAAAAGGCCGGCCGTTCCCACCGTGCCGCCGCCGACGACGTCGACCGCTTCGGCCGCCAAATCCGCACCACGCTCGTCCACGTCGCCGCTGCCGCCGCTGCCTACAAGCTCCTAGCCGCGGCTGTCACGGCCGTCAGCAACCAAGTCGAACTCGTCCGCACTTTCGAGAAGATCGAGAACGTCACCGGCGTTACTCGCGGTGAAGTAGATCGTCTCCGGTCCTCGCTCAACGACCTCTCAACCTCAACCGGAAAGGGTCCACAAGAGCTGGCCGAGGGCTTCTACTTCATCGCGAGTGCCGGGTTGAAGGGTGCCGAAGCGACCGAAGTGCTCACCGCGGCGGCCAAGGCAAGCGCCGTGGGCTTGGGCGAGACCAAGGACATCGCGCGCTCTATCACCGCCGCCATCAATGCTTACGGGGCCGAGAATCTTAGTGCAGCTAAGGCGGCCGACATCCTGTTCGCCACCGTGCGCGAGGGAGGCGCCGAGGCGAGCGAGGTGGCCGGCGTGTTCGGCCGTGTGGTGGGGATTGCGAGCCAGCTCGGCGTGTCGTTTGCGGAAGTCGGCTCGTTTATCGCCACGTTCACCCGGCTGGGCGTCGGCGCCGACGAGGCCGTCACCGCCCTCCGCGGCAGCATCACCGCCATGCTGACGCCGACGCGAGCGCAAGAGGCAGCACTCAAGGCCCTCGGCTTGTCGATGGCGGAGCTTAAGCAGCAAGTGCGAGAGAGGGGGCTTACGGCGGCATTGATCGACCTCGTCAAAGCCGGCAAGGGCAACGAAGACATCATCGGCGCGATCATCCCCAACGTGCGGTCGCTGGCCGGTGTGCTCGCTACTGCCGGCAGCCAGGCCGAGGCTTATCGTGAAGTCACCGACAAGGTCACGAAGTCGACTGGCGACCTCGGCCGTGCCTTCGACGACGTTAAGCAGTCAGCGTCGTTCAAGTGGGACCAGTTGAAGGCCCAGTTCGAGCAACTGTCATTGACGCTCGGCGAGGCTCTACTGCCTGGCGTGCAGGCGTTCGGGGCCGCCCTCGCCGGCCTCGACCGCGGCGAACTCGCCCAGTTCGGCGAGAACGCCGCGACCGCTCTCCGCGGCCTTGCCGAGATCGTTAGCCTGCTCGTCGCTCACCTCGACACGCTGCAAGCGCTCGTCGTCGGCCTTGCCGCGATCAAGCTCGGCAGCGCGTTGTCGGCGTGGGTGACTGGGTTGGGCGAGGCTGCCGTCGCTGCCCGCGTCGCCACTTCGTCGACTGCTGCTCTCGGCGCCTCCATCGGCGCCCTCGCCGGTCCTATCGCCGTCGCCGTCGCGGCCGGCTTCTACCTCAACAACAAGATCAAGGAGTGGGCACGCGACTCTCTCGCCGAGATCGCCAATGTCGTCACCGAAACCAACAAGGCCGGCGGCCAGCTCCAGCGTCTGCTCACGGCTCATCGCGGCGGCGAGTTGTCGGGCGCCGATGTCACCCAGGCCAAAGACGACTACGCCGCTGCCGAAGTCGCCGCTCACAAGTACCGCACCGAGATCGACAAACTCAACGAGAGTCTGAAGCAGACGGCTCCCGGCCAGCGCTGGGTAATCCAGAAGCAGATCGACGATAACGAGCGGCTGCTGCACGCCGAAGAAGGCCGCATGCGCGCGGCTCGGCAAGTCGTCCAAGTTGGCGAGCAGCAGCGACGAGTGATCGACGGGATGGCAGAAGGCTGGGGCAAGGTCGGCGGTAGCATTAAGATTCCGTCGGCTGAGGCCGAGCGCTACGGGCAGCGTCTCGGCGAAGTCACCAAGCGCTGGAGCGACCAGCTCGCCGTCGCTCGCCAAGCCCTCGCCACCGCCAAAGCCACTTTCGCCTTCAAGGTTGGTGCTGACGGCACGGGCGCCGAGCTGGCCGACGAGCGCGAGCTGTCGCAAGAGAAGCGCATCCAGCTGGAAATTGACCGTCGCATCGCCGCCGTCGAGAACGACAAGCACAAGGCCGGTGCTGCACTCCGCGCCGCAATCACCGCCCAAGTCGCCGAAGAGATCCGCCTCAACGACGCGGCCAAAGACTTCGTCTCGCTCACAGCCGAAGTCGGCAAGGTCATCAAGTTCAACACCGTCTGGCAGGGCAAGCTGCGCGATCTCATCCGCGACAGCAACGCTAGGCTCGGCGATGACATGACGGCCAGGGTCGCCAACGGCTTCAACGCGCAAAACAACGCCTTGACCAAGCAGCTCGGTCTCGCCCGCGAGCTGCTGTCGGCGTGGACGAAGGGCGGCGACATCGCGGCCCGCGCCGTCACCATCCAGCAAGACACCTACGAGCGCTCGAAGGGCCTCGTATCGCTTACCGACGACGAAGCCGCCGCCCTCGCCAAGGTCGCCGACGAGCAGGACCGCATCAACTACCTCATCAGCAAGGTGGCCGAGCTGTCGCGGCCGGCCTGGGCTGTCTACCTGGATGCGGCGTTCAACGCTATCGGCGCTATCGGCGACGCTCTCAGCGACGTGATCGTCCAGGCGGCCATGAAGGGCAAGGTCGACTGGGAGAGCGTGTGGGAGTCGCTCAAGTCGTCGCTGATAAAGATCTTCGCCGACATGCTGGCTGACATGCTGAAGCGATGGATCGCAACGCAGCTGGCAATGCGGGCGGCGAGCCAGTCTATCAACGGCGGGAGTGCTCTCGGCGGAGCAGCGAGTGCCGGTAGTAGTGGTGCCGGCGGTGCGATTTCGAGTGCCGGCTCGGCTGGCGGCAGCAGCGGCGCGTCTGCCGGCACCCTGGCCGGCTGGGCTGTCGCCGCCTTCGCCCTCTATGTCGTCTACAAGGGCTTCATCGAAGACCACAAGCGCCGCTTTGCCTCCGTCACTCTCGGCGAGAGCGGCCAGATCGTCGCCAACGCCCAGCACACCAAGAAGTATATGGACAGCGTGCGCGAGGCGGCGGCGACCGTCCTCAAGAACCTGCAAACCTGGATGCACGACGTCGACGTGCAGATGACGAGCTTCGGCGGCGTCAGCATCGAGCACAGCGGAGACTGGTGGCAGGTGAGGGGCGCGAACGGTGTGCAGCAGGCGTTCAAGAGCGCCGAGGAAGCCCTGAGCTTCGCGGAAGCGCTGATGGTGAGGTTCGGCGAGTTCGCCGGTAGTGTGCCATCGCTTGTGCGAGCGGCAATCGAGGGCACCAACGCCCTCGGCGATCTCAACATGGATCAGATCACGAGCAACGTGCAATTTGCTCGCACCCTGCTGACGCAAAACATGGAGCAGGTAGCGAGCGCTATGCAGGACGCCACTGACCTCTTCGTCAGCCAGATGCGCCGGTCGTTCGACCTCTTCGCCAGCGCCGGCCACCTCAACGCCGCCGCCCTCAGTGAAGCTACCGGCAGCGCGATTCTATACTTCACCAACTCGCTGCAATCGCTCTACGACCAGCTCACCGGCCACAAAGAAGACGCCAAGGAGGCTGCCGAGCGCCAGCGCACCGCCTACAACGCCCAGCGCGCTATCACCATCGCCCAGATCACCTTGCTGTACGAGGAGATCAAGGCTCGCATTGCGCTGCTGCAAGTGCAGATCGCGGCAATAGCCGTGATGCGAGAGTCTGGCGTTCACGGTGGTGGCGGATTTGGTGGTGGGTCTGGTCAGGCCGGCGGCGGTGGTTATGTCGGCGGCGGTGGCGGCGGCGGTGCCAGCCCGGATTTCTATGCGTGGGGTGCGTTCTTTGGCGGGCTGTTCAAGGGTGGCGGCGTTCTATTGCAGGACAGTCGCAACCCGACCAACGATCCGCAGCTGGCAGCGCTTCTCCAAGTGCTCGACAACCTCGCTCGCGCCCTCGCCGGCTTGCCGCCTGAAATCGCACCTGGCGGCGTTAAGCCAGGTCGTGGCGGTCGTGGTGGCGGCCAGCGCGATGCCGTTCGCGACTTCATCAAGGACCAGCAGTTTCAGCTCGCACAGGCCGGCCGCTCGCCGATCCAGCAAGAGTTGGAGAACATCCACCGCCAGTACCAGGAGCAGCTCGACGCCGCGGGCAAGAACGTGGCCCTTCGTCAGCAACTCCTCGACCTGGAGCGCCAGTCCGTCGTCGCCGCTATCGCCCGCAACCAGGCCGAGGTCAAGGACCGCTTCAACGAGATCGTCGGCAACAACACCGCGCTCGTCCAGCTCCACAAGCACTTCGCCGACATGAGAAAGGACATCATCGAGGCCGGCTTCAGCGCTGGCGACACCGCCGACATGCTGGGCCGACTCGCCGCCGCCGAAGACGCCGCCGTGGCCGCATTGCAAACCGACGTCGAGCAGCGTCTCGCCGACATGGTTGCCGGCCAGGCCAACCCGTTCGCCGACTTGCACAAGAAGTTCGCGGCGATGCGCAAGGACATTCTCGACGCGGGCTTCGCCGCCGACAAGGCCGCTCGCCTGGTCGCCGAGCTGACCACCGCTGAGGCCGCTGCCGTCCACACGCTGTCGCTGCAAACGGCCGGCGACCTGCTGGGCAGTCTTGCCCAGTACATCCAGGACGAGGGCGTGCGAGCCGAGTTCTTGACGGCGCAGGCGCAGATCAAGTTCGAGCTGGACATGGCGAACTACCGCATCCAGTTCGAGATCCTGAAGGCCAACGGCGACCTGTCGCAGGCGGTGCTCGATAAGCTCCAGAAGGCGTTCGACTACGTCGACGCCCATCCGCCGGTGTTCGGCGCACCGAGCGGCTCAACCGGCGACAACGGCAGCGGCTACTGGCAGATCGGCAGCGACGGCAAGTGGCACTGGCTCACGACCGGCGACGGCGGCGGCAGCGGCACCGCCGACGACCCGGCTGCTCGCGCTCGCGACTTGCTCAACCAGTACCACAACGAGGGCCTCAACGCCTGGGAGCAGGCGCTCAAGAAGCTCAACGACGACTTCGACAGCATCCGCCTCGCCCTAGGCAACACGCCCGAGGTGATGGCTGAGTACGCGGCTGCCCTAGAGCGCCTCCGCCAGCAGTTCCTCGCTGGCATCCGCAGCTTCTACGAAGAACTGACCACCGGCGACCCGATGGGCGGCAGCGGCCGTCAGCAGTTTGCCGCCGCGCAAGCCCGCTACCAGCAGCTGCTAGCAGTCGTTCAGGGCGGCGATCTCAGCCAAGCGGATGCACTAGAAGGCGCCGCTCGTCGCTACCTCGACCTCGCCGGCAGCATGTTCGGCACCTCAACGCTCGGCTACACCGGCATCCGCGACCAGATCACTCAGCAATTGGCCGCGCTGCTTGGCATCAACACGGTCGGCGGTGGCAACGTCATCGGCGGGCCGCAGTGGTTCACTCAGGGCGTGCAGTCGCAGTTGTCAGCGCTGTCGTCGATCAACACGCAGTCGGTAGCACAGGTGGCGGCGACGGCCAACGTGGCCACTGTCGTCGACATTGCTAGTCGCCGCCAGGAGAGCAAGCTCGACGCGATGATCGAGCGACTGGACTCTCTAATTGCTCTCGGCGAGGCCGAGTCGGCAACCACTACGACAAGCACTATCGTGGCCGGCGACAGTCGGTCGGCGCCGGTATTCAGGCGCGGTTAGCCACTATGTCGTTCGCAACCTTCATCGCCTCGCATGTCCTCGTCGCCGACTACGGTGATTGGCTCGTCGAGTTCGACCTGCTCGACCCTGCCGACGCCGCCTACGTCGCGCGCTTCTCCTCGCACGGCACTGTCGTCACCCCCACGGCCATCACCGTCGACGACATTACCATCCCGGCCAACACCCCGTTTCGCAAGCGACTGCTCTCGGCGCCAACCTGGACGCAATCGCTCTGGTCGCAAGGCACCATTCTCGCCCGCTCCTTCCCCAACTACGGCAGCGCGATCCTCAACAATCGCGACGGCGGCCTCGACTATCTCCATCCTCGCAACGGCTGGAAGTGGGTTGACCGCCGCGCTCGCGTCTACTTCGGCCCCGGCCGCAAGCCGCGGTCGCTCGCCGCTGACATCGCCAAGACGGTCGACGCCACCATGGACCGTCCGCTGTTTAAACTATCGACCGTTGAAGTCCCGCTGCTCGGCTACGAGTCCCGCTTCGACCAAGTCTCCTCCAAGCGCGTCTATCGCGGCACCAACTACATGTTGTCGCTGTCGGGCGTCAAGCAGGTCGACTACGGCACTCCCTCGGCCGTCGACCTAACCGGCGACATGTCGGCCGAGGGCTGGCTGTGGCTCAACTCCGGCATGGTGGGCTCGTCGACGCCGATCTGGGGCTGGCTCGGCGGCGCCGCCTACCCGTGGCGGCTCACCCTCACCAGCGACTTGAAGCTGCGGCTCTCGGCTACCATCGGCGGCACGACCGAAACCGTCACCACCGCTGCCACCCTCGACTTCTTCGGCTTCTACCACATCAGCTTCGACATCGACGGCCGCGACGTCACTTTCACGATCTTCAACGACGCCACGCTAACCACCACCACCGAGACCTTCACCAACGCCTTCAGCAACGCCACCCGCGACGTCCATTCCGGCGCTACGTACAAGTTCGGCAGCAGCGACACCACGCTTGTCGTCTTCGGCGACGAGATGCGAGTGTGGGGTGAGAGCCGCGACAGCACTGCCCACGCCGCCGACCGTTTCCGCGAGTTCGGCGACGACGCTATCCCGGCCAGCCTCGTCCACTACGCGCGCATGAACGATGGCACCGGCACTGCCGTCACCGACAGCAGCGCCACGGCCGCCCACGGCACGATCACCGGCGCCGGCATCGCGACCTGGCTGTGGGCTTACGAGGGCACAGCCGAACTCGCCGGCACACCCAAGCCGGACCTCTGGGGCATCCAGTTCGGCGTCGCCCCGGTCCTCGTCGACCACGCCGACAACGGCTACCAGATTGCCGGCGACGGCTCCATCGAAGAGATCGTCGAGGTGCGCGAAGGCGGCTACAACAACTACGTCTACGACGGCGACTCGTCGAGCTTCTTCAACTTCATCACTGCCGCAGTCGCCAACGGGCACGTGCTCACCTACTTGGCGCGCGGCTTATACCGCCTCGGTGCGTCGCCGACCCTGCCGCTGTCCGTCAAAGCCAAGGGCTACAACAACGGCGCCAACGGCTACGTCGAGGCCCCCGGCGACATCTTGGTCGACATGGCGCAGCGTCGCGGCCCGCAACTCTCGCCCGCCTCCGGCTTCGACGACGCCAGCATCGCCGCCTTCAATGCCGCCATCAGCGTCCCCATCGCCGGCATCTACTTGCCGCAGCCGGTAAACCTCATGGACGTCTTTGACACGCTGGCCAAGTCTGGCGCCGGCTGGTGGGGCTACTTGCGCGGCGCGACAAAACTCCGCATGGCCCGCTACACCGGCCCGGCCGCGACCGCCGACCACGCCTTCGACAAGCGCCACATCGTCGACGAGCCGCGCGAGATCGCCTGGCAGCCGGTCGGCGAAGTGATCGTCCGCTACCACCACAACGACGTCGCGCTCACCGAGGACCAAGTCGCCGACGAGATCAAGGGGACGGCCGCTCAGCAGCGAGTGATGGCCGAGTGGCTGGAAGAGAAGCGCGGCGAGCCGGCAGCCGGCAAACGCTCAATCGTCGTTGAGACCGCGCTGTACGTGCAACCGGCGGCAGCGGAGCTGGCCGACGACTTGTACGCGACGCTTCAAGGCGAGAAGCAAGGGTGGGCGGTGACGGTGAAGGCCGACGGGCTGATCGTCAGCATGGGTGAGACCGTCACGTTGGCATGGGTTGACCAGTTCGGCAACAACCGGCTCGGCCTCGACGGCAGCGAGAAGTACGTGGTGTTGACGGTTGCCGATCAGCGGCAAGATGGTAAAGTGGCGCTAGAGGTGTTGTCGGCGTAGCCGAATCAGAGTAGCGAGGGACAATATGAGCTTACGCGGTCCGGCATTCATCCTCTCCAACACCGTCGGCCTGCCGGCGTCGACGGTCGCCATTCGCCGCGCTGCCGACGCCGCCTACGTCCCTTCCGCTCTCGGCCCTGAATGGCTCAAGACCGAGGAGCCCACCGAGATCGCCCGCATCACGACCGTCCACCCCAGCATCACCGGCTGGTCGGTCGTCTTCGGCGCGCTCCGCAACATCGGCGGCGTCGCACTCGTCAATTCGTCGCTGTCGCCCGGCGGTCTATACCGTTATGCGTTCGGCCCCGACGACGCCAACGCCTACGCCAAGACCTCCATCGTGCCTACCTCCATCGTCTCCAGCTCTAACGCAGCCGGCGTCGTCGCCGACGTCGACGAGGGTACCGTCTCGCCCGACTCGACCTATATCTCGCCGGCAACGACCGACCTGCCGTGGACGGTGCGGCTTGGCTTCCCCACCCCGCCGGCCGTCGTCTATCGGACCGGCGCCAACCACTGCTACGTGGCGGCGTTTATTGCCCTCGCCGGCACGTCGGGACCGATCAACTACTACCCGGCCGTCACCGTGACGCTCTACCAGGGCACCACGCTCATCACCGTCCTGGGCACCCGCGCCGTCACAAAGACAGCCGGCCAGCTCATGGTGTTCCCGTTCGACTTCGCCTTGCTCCCGACGACAAGCGGTGCGAGCCTGCGCGTCGAGTTTGCCTTCACGGCCGGCCAGAACTCAGTCGTCACGCCGACGCCCTACGGCAAGCTCGACGCCACCGACATCTGGCTGTACTCGACCGGCGGCAGCCTCACCCACGACAGCGGCTGGCTCACTTCGCCATCAGTCGACTTCCCCGACGACGACCCGGCGCCCTCAACTCATCTCCCGTACTTCCCGCCCACCGAACTCGTCAACGTCGGCTCGATGACGGTGAGCATCATGGACGACCAGCTCGCCCACGCGCCCACCGTCTATGCCGGCGTCGGCGTCTTGCCCGGCAACGCGAACGAGGACTTCTACACCGGCGTGGTCGACGCAGGCGTGCTGGTGGCCGGCCCGCTGCTAGTGCTCGGCGGTGCGGCCGGCAGTCCTGGCATCGCTCTCGCCGACACTCCCGGCGGCGGCATCATTGTCGAGCAGATCGGCGGCGCCACCGTCGGCGGTCAAACCTACAGCGCCGACGCTTTCCGCCGCCGCGGACTCTCGGTGCAGCTCACCGTCACTCGCGACGAGCTACTGACGCTCCAGGACCGCATCGCGTGGCGCCGCGGCAAGGCCGGCGCGTTCTTCTTCAGTGCCGAGCCTGACATCCCGCTCGCCAAGCAGCGGTTCACTAGCAGCTGGTACACGCTGGCGTCGATGACGGACCCGACGCGGCTGCCGGGAACGGCGTATGACGGCGGCGATGGTAGCATGCTGTATGTCGTTACCTTGACGTTCGAGGAGAAGCTGTAGACTGTGGGCTGTAAGCCACAAGCCGTGAGCGCAGTGAGCAGTTAACTGGCGCCTGAAGGGGTGAGAATGAATGAGGTACGAGACATGGGCCGCGAGCCGAACCTCGACGACACGCACAACGGCCATTCAGACCCGCTGGCGGATGCCGACACAATGCGTCTCGACCCGCTGCCGTGGCCGCCTCCTAAGCGCCACTTCGACAGGGTACGACAGATCATGAGCGGCCGAGTGCAATCGCGGCCGCGCGAGGCTGAGGTTCAGCCGTTGACCAGGGTGCCTGGGTGGCTCACCGGACTGGCGTGCAGTGCCTTGGTGATCGCCGGCACGCAGACAGGCTATCTGATTTATAGGATCAGCCATTACGACACCGTCGAGACCCAGACCAAGGACCGCTTCAGCGATATCTATGACGACCTGCGAGCACAAGATCAGTACAACCAGCTAGTCACTATCTACGAAAACAAGGTGCAGCAGCTGCTCATCGAGCGGGCTAGACTGAAGCCTAGCGAGTTACCGCCGATTCCTGTGCGACCTACACTCGGCAAGCCGCGTCCTCGACGCGAAGGAGATTGAAAGTCATGGGCGGAGTTCCTTGTTGGAAGCAGGTTATCGACAACTTTAACGCCCTAATTCAACAGGGCAATTGCATGGCCGAAAGTATCCGCATTGCCGGATCGGTCAACGGGAGCGGCGTCATGCCGACCGACGCTCAGCGAGACCTCTTCATCAAGAAGTCGAGCGAACTGGCCGACGTGATGGCCGACATTCAGAAGAGCGTTGGCGGCGGTCAGTAGAGCTGTGAAGATCGTTCCTCTTACTCGCGGCGTTGTTGCTTGGGTCGACGACAAGGACTTCAAAGAAGTTGTCGCTCATCGTTGGCACGCTCAGCTTGCGACTAACAACAGGTGGTACGCACGTACTCGTGTTGGCGGCGTCGAAGTAATGATGCACAACATGATTCTCAAGACGCCGACGGGTTTCCAAGGCGACCACATCAGGCACCGACCGACCACCGATAAGATCGTTGACAATCGAAGGTCTAACCTGCGAGTAGTGACAGAGACTCAAAATCGTCAAAATCGTCCGCGCAGGGTAGATGCTGGGTCTGCGTTCAAAGGCGTGCGGCCGTTCTCTGGCGGTCGTGTCGGCGCTGCTGTTCACGCCGTCGGCAGATCGCACCTCCTTGGCATCTATCCTCGCGAAGTAGAGTGCGCCTACGCCTACGACATGGCAGCTCTCTACTTCTTCGGCGAACACGCCTGCACCAACTTCCCGCTCCAAGGCTCTCGCCACGCGCTGCGTAAGCGGCACGAGCTAACCAAGAGACAAATCGCGGCTGTGGCGTGGCGAGTGATGCAGCGCCTAGCCGTTACGGACGCAGCGCGCTTGGCTGCGCCTCCTACCGCTGCATGACACCGCCACCGATGGACGCCACCGACCTCGCCAGCGCTCACGCCGTTCTCAGCGACCGTCTCGACAACGAGCTGGCCTCTCTTCGCCGCGAGGTCGATCAGCGGTTTGAGGCTACCGACAAGGCCACGAGCGCCGCGCTCGCTGCCGCCGAAAAGGCGACGTCGGCAGCGCTCGCTGCCGCTCAGCGTGCGGTCGAGAAAGCCGAGACAGCGTCCGAGCGTCGGTTCGACAGCGTGAATGAGTTCCGTTCGACGCTGGCAGACCAGCAGGCGACGCTCATGCCGCGCGCCGAAGCGATCAGCCGCCTCGCCGCTATCGAAGAGAAGTACGCGGCTCTTAGCTCGCGCATCGACCGTGGCGAGGGCAGAGGCAGTGGACTGAATGCTGGCTGGCTCTACTTGGTGGCTGGTGTTGCGGTGCTCGGCGGTATACTTGGCATCGTTGCCGCTATCGCAAAGTTTGTCGGCTAGCGAAAGGAGACTCAAATGACTCTGCTGCTTATTGTCGTGCTGTTGATCGTGCTGCTCGGTGGCGGCTACGTCGGTCACAAGCAGTGGGGACCGCCTGGCAGCCTCGGCGTCGTGGGCGTAGTCCTCGCCATCGCGCTGCTGCTGTACTTGATCGGCGTCATTTAGAAACCCAAGGAGCCAACGCATGGCTGACGACAACAACGCCTCCCTAACCGAACGCTTCCCCATCCTCGTCTCCGGTGCTGTCGGCCTGGTGCTCAGCCAGGTCTTCAACACCATCGAGCAGTTCTTCCACTGCTTCACCGTCGAGCAACTGGCCGGCCTCAACAACCTGTCGGGCGCGGTGATCGGCTTGGCGGTGATGGTGTGGCAGTTCAAGAACGTGTGGAGCAAGGCGAGCGTGGCGAAGGTGCTCGACAAGCACTCGCCAGGGCTGACCACCGCGCAGGCCAAGACCATCGCCGACGAGGGCGGCCCGGCGTCATAGGGCCGCCCGCCGATAGCGGAGTAAGCGGAGTAATCAGCAGTGAAGGTCACGGCCGAGCAACTACGGTTCATCATGCCGACGCTCCACGAGGAGCGAGCCGCGTTGTGGGCGCCCTACCTCAGCGACGCCATGACGGAGTTCTTCATCTCCACTCCGCCGCGCGCCGCAGCCTTCCTCGCCCAAGACGCTCACGAGAGTCGCGAACTCTCCGCGCTCGTCGAGTCGATGAACTACAGTGCCGACCGCATGATCGCCGTGTGGCCGTCGCGGTTCGGCCACCAAAGCGGAGCGACAGCGGCACAGCGGGCGGCCGGTCGCACGCTCGCGGCCAAGCTCGCCCACCAACCCGCCGCGCTTGCCAACTACGTCTACGGTGCGCGCGGTGGCAACCGGGGCGAGGCGAGCGGCGACGGGTGGTTGTATATCGCGCGAGGGCCGCTGGGCACGACCGGCCGCGCGAACTACGGAGCGGCCGGCCTCGCGCTAGGACTCCCCCTGCTCGACCATCCTGAACTGTTGGAGCATCCGCAGCACGGTTCACGCGCCGCCGCCTACTTCTGGCAGTCCAACGGACTCAACAAGGTCGTCGATGCTGGCGAGTCGGTGGCCGACCGCGACGGGGCGCTCGAAGCCTTCACCGCCTGCAGCAAGGCCGTCAACCTTGGCTCGCCGACCGCTAAGGGTACACCGCTCGGGATGGCGGAACGGCTGGCGTACTGGCAGCGAGCACGAAAAGCCTTGAGCGCCTAGACCGTCTACAGAGCAAAGGAGAACACCGACATGCAAGCACTTGACGCGGTCGCCACATCGTGTGATACTCGACTTGGGTCCACCGTGGGGCCGGTACCTCGGCAAGGCCGGCCAGTCCTCCCCTCCTCCCGGTGCTCGCCGGCACGGGATACAAGCAGCCGCCCTCGAACGCCGGGACGCGCGAGCGGGGTAAGGACGGCACGGCGCGTGTCGACTCAGTCGACGGCACGGCGAGCTTCAACAGCGGTGGTCGCGGTGATCGCCGCGGTCGCCCTGGGTGCCTGCGCCGCCTCGCCCAAGCCGCACACGCTGCCCGCTCCCGACCCCGCCCTCGCTGCCTCCTACTCAGCCGAGATCACCGCCGCCGACACCGTGCGCGAGGTCGTCCTCACCGACGTCGGCACCCGCCACCGCGCCGGCCTCCTCACCGACGCCAGTTTCTCGGCTATCCGCAATGCTGGTCTAAGGCTAGAGGCCGCCGTCCGCGTCGCCAGCAGCGAACTCAAGGTCTACCTGGCGAGCGGCGTGGCCGGCGATGGCCTAGAGCGAGCGCTGTCTGAGCTAAGAGCTGCCCGCACCGACTTCGAGCTGACACGGGACAAGGTGAACGCGGAGGATCCCCTTCATGGCTAAGCTGGATGCCGCTACGCAAGGAAAGCTGCTGGACTTCGGGTTGGCGCTCGCGACGTCGGCGCTCGAACGCCACAACAGCAAGCGACTCAAGGAGCAGACCGACGCGGAAGTGCTCGCCGGCATTCGCGAGCTGGAAGAGCGGCGAGTGGTGAAGCCGACGGACGAGCTGCTGGCAGGCAAGGACGACGCCGACGACGGAGCTTAGTTGGGCGGCTCGTCGCTGCGGAAGTCGTTATCGCCGTCGTAGGTCGCGAAGATCCCGGTGCCGACAAGATCGTCGAGTTCCTTCCTGGCCTTGTCGAAGTCGGCTGCCAGCCTAACGAAACAGCCCGCCACCAGGTCGGCTACCTCGGCGCCGACGAACTCGATGAAGGCATGGAGCGCTTGCTGTTCGCGGTAAAGCTCTAGTGACTCGGCCAGTGCCGCCGTGAACGCCCTTCGGTACTCGCTCTCGCCGCTCCTGCGATCACAGTCCATACTTGTACCTCAGGTAGGTCTTCACCCGGTCGACGTTATAGCTGCTCAGCTTCGGCGTGTAGAGCAGGAACTCGGCGATGTCGCCGGTGACGAAGAAGCCGCTGTCGTTTCTGCACCCGACATAGACCGTGTCCGTCACCGTGCTCGTCGACGCCGTCGGACCGTCGCCCGCGCTGTCCTGGGTGAACACAAACGCGCCGTCGAGCCATAGCCGGTGGGTCTCGTGCGTGCCAGCGTACTCCTGCGCCATCACCCGCCACTGGTTGTCGTCGCCGCCGTAGCCGGTCGGGTTGGTGCCGCGCTGCGAGACCTGAGTGCGGCGAACGCGAGCCTGAGCAAAGTCGGTGAAGAGCGAGCTGCCGTCGTTGGTGCCGCTGTCGGCCGACTGCTCGTAGATGAAGCCGTGGCCGGTAGCGCGAAAGACGACAAAGACGTCGAAGGTCGAGATGCCAATGGTCGACGCGCTCACCTCGCAGTCACCGCCGTCGAGGCGGTAGACCGGGTGGCCGTTGAGGACGTTGGTCTTGAAGGTGAACTTCTTGCCGCCGGTCGACTGCGTGAAGTTGCCGCCGCTGCCGTAGTTGGCGACTGTGCCCACTGCGTCGCCGTCGTTGTAGTTGGCGTCGTCCTGGGTCGCGTCCAACCACACCACTAGGCCGCTGATGTCGGTGGGGGTGACGGTGGCGTCGGCGGCCAGGGCGACGGTATCGGTGGTGGAGTCGCCGGTACACGACAATGGCGGCGCGCAGGTATAGGTGAGGATGTCGTTGGGGCCGTCGGCGACCGGGTTGGTGCCGGTCGGCGTGTCGATGGTCTCGAACGAGTTGCCACCGGCGCCAGCTGTCTCGGCTGCGTAGACGCCACCGCGGCACACGCAGTCGGCGAACACGCTGCCGCCGCCGGTGCTGTCGCAGTCGTCGACGGCCGAGGCGTCGATGATGACGTAGTGGGAGCCTTCGCGTGAGTCGTTGCAGGCGAGGGCGGCGATGCCGTTAGCGAAGCCGATATGGTCGAGGAGAGGAGCGGCGAGAGCGGGAGCGCCGACAGCTAGGGCAACGACGGCGGCAAGCACAAGCCGCCTCACGCCGTTCACGCCGTCACCGCCTTCACCTCGCCACTCCAGCCTTTCTCGACGCCGACGAGACGACCATCGCGTACTTCGACACGCGAGCACACCCAGCGACGATCTACGTCGCCTTGCGTCGGTTGGTCGATGTAGGCGTTGTAGCCGGCGCCGGTGATGCGCTCGACGGTCATCGGGCAGCGCATACGGGGAATCGTGTCGCCGACAGGAATAGCATCGACCTTAGACTCAGGCTGGATCATCGCCCAATAGCCGGCTAGCGTGCGGTCGCGATAAAGCTTGTCGAGCGAAGGTCGATAGCCGCCTATGTGAAAGCGCTGAGCGTTCAACGTTGTTAGCACTTCGTGGTTCGGTATGTCCGAACGGCAATTCGTACAAGGCAAAACGACCTTGGCACCGATGACACCGCGCGCTGCGAACGTAACAGCGAATAGCGACGAGAACCACCACGCCGTCTCCGCGAGAATGTCGGCGACGCCGTACTTCGCCGCGTAGAAGTGTGCGACACCGTGAGCAGCGAGGAACATCGCGAAGTGAGGGTCTGGTGCCAGTTGTTCAGCACCCATAAACTCGTGACGCTCGCCGCGCAAGTATGTCAACAGCTCGTCGTGCCACTTGCGTGTTTCAGGGTCGTCGGGACCGCTCGCTGCAAGGTGCCACGCCCAGCCTATCGACTTGCCCTCGATACGATAGTTCTCGGTGCCACCCTCGCCTTCCTCGAACAGCAAGCTCTCAGGAGGTCGCGGCGGCAACGGGTTGTTCTTCGGGTCAACGGCGTACTTGACGAGCGCGTGCTGGATCGCGAGCTGCGCCTGCGCCGTGCCCTCGCGACCTTCGCCGTCGCCGCGGTCGGGCTTGTTACTGTTGACGTCGCCGACGTTGACGTTGGCGTTGTCCTTGCCGTGTCGATTCATTATTGTTCTCCAGTTGTTTACGCTGCTGACGCGGTGCGCATGGACGACGTAACGTCAACGGCTCGACGATGCTCTCGCCGTGCAGCATTGCCAGCTCGAAATCTCGCCACGTCGGCTGCTCTAATGGGTTAACGTCGTGGTAGTCGCCGCATGCGGTGCAGCGAGTAAACAAGATCTGGCCGGCGGTGCCGACTGTGCTGCTGTCGCCTTCGGGCTCACGAAGAGGTTGACCGCTCATTGCTTCGTCGCTGTCGTCGTGTCGGTCGGTGTCCCGCCGCGCAGGTTGGCGCCTACGCGATTGATGACGGCAAGGCGAGCACGTGCCGTGTCGCGCATCGCTTCGTCCTCTTGCTTCGTCGGCTGTCGCTGGCAGTGGAGAACCACGCGCGCCGCTTCGTAGGCAGCCGCGTCGGTGCTCAGCACGTCGCGCAGCAGCACGTTCGCCGCTTGTAGCTCGCGCTCTAGCCGCTCGGCGTGCTCGCGCTGCTGGTCGCGCGCGATGATCGCGTCGTCCAGCTCGCGCATACGAGCGACGGCCGCCTCCCGGTACTCGGTACAGCGCTGCTCGTAGTGGTCGCGCTCACGCTCGGCTGTTTGGGCTCTTGCCTCGCTGGCAGCCAGGGTCGCGAGCTGGTAATCGAGCGTCGTGTCGCTCACTTCGCCCCCTCGCCGAGCGCAGCGCATGCGCGGCTGGCGGCCCACGTTTCAACGCCTACGCAGTACGCTTGCCCTTTGTTTGCTTTGCTGCGCTGCTCACAGCCAGACACGAAGCCTTCCAGGTAAGCATCCTCGACCTGCGCCGCTCGTGCCGCGCGCTCAGCGGCGAGGGCTTCGGCTAGACGGCGCAACGCTTCGCTGGAACGCGCCTCTACCCAGGCGCCGTCGATCCACAGCGCGTGCCTCCCCGACAACACGACGGACTGCCATACGGCGCCATGAACGGACTGCCACCGCAGCACTTCCCCTTCCACCGGCGGCGGCTCGTTGGCGCCTTCGGGCGCGCCGGTCGTCGTGACGCTCCTTCGTTCCCACGATCCATGCTGCGAGCAAGACAGCTTGTGACCGTTGTCGCCTACTCCTGCGGCGCTTCGCAAATGTGGCGTGTTGCCGCACTCGGGGCACGGCTCGCTGTGCAGCTCGCTGGTGCGGTCGGCGTCGCTCATGGCATACGGTTCCGCAACACGTTGGCGCTGTCGCCACCATCGCCGCCGTCGAATGGCCCGTCGAGGTCGGCGATGACTGTCGTCGAGTCGCCGCCGACCTTGCGCAGCGTGCCCGTTCCAGAGCCGCCGAACACGACAAGGCCGAGTGCGTGGGCATCTTCGGCTGCACGGCTCAATCGTCGTGCAATCGAGGCGATGCGCGCTGGGTCAAGGCCGTGCTCGTCACACCGCTCGTCGTATATCCAGGGCATCGTCTACTCCTCTCGCGCCTCGGCCGGCGGTAAGTTGTTCTCGCTGTCGGTGCGTCCGACTGTTGACGCCCCGACCGGCGGTGACGACGTTGACGTTGACGTTGACGGCTGCGACGGCGGCGCGAGAAACTCGTCGATACGGTCAGCAAACGACGGCAGGGCTGCAAGTGTGTGGAGCGATCCAGCAGCCATCCGCATCCGAGATGCCGACTCTCGTAGCAGTGACCTGGCGGTCGCCATCCGCTCGGCCTGCGCGAGCAGCCAACGAAGCTCGCTTGCACTCAGCGGCGGGGTGCGTTCGGCCATGAACGGGTCGTCGAGCGCGGTTGCCAGCTCGGCCAGCCGCTCGCGAGTCGGCGCGACGACGGCATTGCTGCGCTGGAACATACGATCAACCATCGCATCGTTGTTGCCGCCGTCCGTCATCTCAGGCCAGTGGCTCACTTGTCGCTCCTCATCAGCGTCGCTCGCGCCCTCGATCTCTCCCACGCACGGTCCTGCGCGTACATCATCGCCTCGTACTCGTCGTCGCCCGGCAGCGGCGGCTCGTCACCCCATATCGCCGTCGTCCACGCTTCACGCACGGCAGCTTCGACGGCGGTAGCGAGTTGTCGTCGCTGTTGTTGAGCGCCGCTCATCGCTGTCACCGCTGTACACCAAGCTCGCGTTTACATCCCGGCGGTTTACGTCGACAACTGCGATAGGCGTCACCGCACCATCCGTACTTCAACGCCTGCGCGCACGCGACACGCTTAGACGAATTCGCCGGGTGACGAGTCGAGTAGACGCGACAGCCGACGAGCACGAGGAGCAGCAAGGCGACAACGGTTACGGTCACGGTCTTCAAGTAGATCGTTCGCATTGTTAGGCTCCTCGCGCTCGTTGGTTGATCGTCTACTGGCGTCGATGCTTGCCGTGATGACCGCCGCGCGTTGCCGCAGGTGCGGGCTCCGTTGGCGGCGCGGACGGAGTCGGAGTCGGAGGCGCGGGCGTTGGCGCGGGAGCCGGCACCGGCGCTGGCTGTGGAGTCGGCTGTAGCGGCGGAGGCGTTGCCACCGTAGACGCAGCGACAAGCTCGGTGTAGTCGCCGGCTTTCAAGTCGACCGTCTCCCCCTGCCCACCATGGACGTTGAACACGTAGACGACCTGGCCGGCGCCGAGCGCCTGAGCGCTGTGCTCGACGCGAATGCGCACGTCGCGGGTGAGCGCCACCTTGCGCGTCGCACCGAAGTCGGGGCCGGTCTCGTCGATGTGCAGCGGACGGCTGAGCGTGCCGACGTCGCCGGTTAAGCGGTCGAGCGCGAACGGCGACAGCAAGCCGATCTCGACGGCGCCCGTGGCCTCGGCGTCGTTGACGTCCTGGTCGGTGGGATCGCCGTCGTACTCGTCGGGGCTGCCGAGCTTGCCGGCGGCGAATGCGTCCTTCAACGACTGATAGTTGTTCGTCCGTCGCTCGGCGCCACGTCCGACGAACTCTGCGCCCGGCGGCGAGTCGCCGTAACGCTTGCTGCGGTCGGGCAGCACGATGCCGGCGTCGGCGCGGAAGCGGCGCGGCTCGAACGCCTGGAATTCCGGGCGGAACGGCCCCGACACAACGATCACCTTCACTCGACCCGTCGCCGGGTCGATCTCGCCGCTCGGGTCGCCCGTCTTCCACTGGACTGTGTTGACGCCGTTTGCGATCAGGAACTCTTCGAGGCCGACGCCCATCTTCTTCGCCATGTCGTTGTCTCCTGGTAGTTGTCGAGGCTCAAGGCTTCAACTGCTGACTAAGGAATCGTAGTCTCGTAAGGCTGTGCTGGCAAGTCGGCGGTCGGGTCGGTGCAGATGGCAGCGATGGCGACGGCGACCGCGATGATGATGCAGGCGAGGGCAGCGGTGCCGACAGCGCGGCGCGAAGGAGACGACGGGCGAAGAGCGGCTGAGCGGCCAAGCTCGTAGCGACTCACTGCTGCACTACCTTCACTGTGTCGGCCTCGTCCACGAGCGGCAGGTTTACGGGCTTGCCGCTAGTCGGTTCGATGGCGCGGCTCACCTTGAAGCCCTGCGCCGTCGAGCCACACACCGGACAGCGGTGCGGGTTGTCGCGGATGACGTCGCAGCCGTCGTCGCAGCAGAGCACTGCGTCAAGAAGTCGAAGGTGAGCCATTCGTTTAAACCTCCAACTCCATCGCAGCTCCGTGCGGACACAGCGGGCACCCTTCGTCGTCGATCCACTTCTGCGTCACGCGCACGATATAGCCACAGCACTCGGTCGCACACGCCTTCAAGAGCCTAGTCGACTGCACCTTGCGTTTGCTCGACGCCGTCAACCCAGCATGCGGCATCGGCCCGAGCTGCTTCACAATGGCTGCCAGCTTGCTCAGCAAGTCGGCACCCGCCACCGTTGCTGTCGGCTTGCCTTCCAGCCCCACCGCCCTCGCCGCCTTGGCGAACTTCGGCCCATGCTTGACGGCCGGCGGCAGCGCGGTATGCAGCAGCTCGTGCAGCAGCACGTCGAGCACTCGGCTGCTGTCGGCGATCACCGGCGAGATGAACAGCTGCGGGTGGCCGTCCTGGCTAGTCTCGCCGTACCAGCACTCGCCGAGCCGCTGGCGTTTGGCGCTTAGTGCGGACCGGGACGGCCACCCGACGCTGACGTGGACGAGGGCGGGGACGTCGAGCGCGGCGGAGATGCAGAGTGGGCGAAGGGCGACGACGGCTGCTTGCAGCCAGGCTTCGCGAGTGGCGAAGGCTGACTGCGGCACGGGCGTCGGCGGCGCTGGCGACTTAGACTTGGCCGACTTCGCTGCCTTCGTTGTCGTCTTCATCTTCGCCGCGCTCATAGCGTGTCCTCGGCAATCGGCTTGTTGTCCATAGCAACGACGATCCCGTGGCCGTAGTAGCCGTTGTGCGAGTTGTAGACGGCGAGCTGGAGCTTGCCTTTACTCGTGATGAAGTCGACGAACTGGATGCCGCCGCCGTCGAAGCCGTACTCAGCGCAGCCGTGACGGTCGATGATCGTCTGGTTGAGCGCGGTGTCGACGAGCCGCACCTCGCGCAGGTTGGCACCTACGAAGTCGTTCAAGTCGTCGGCGCTGTGGACGTGACCCCACTGCTCGCAGCAGCTCGACTCGTTGTCGATCAGCACGAGGAAGACGTGCTTGGTCGTCTCGACGCGGAAGCCTTCCATGCGAGTGCTGCCGGTGAGCGCGTTGAGCATTTGCGAGAAGCCCGCGCGAGCACCTTGAGAGCCTTCCATGTCGCCGATTGGACGCGCGACATAGTTGTCCAGCTCTTCGATTTTGGTGATCTTGCCGAAGCGGCCCTTGACGGCCGGCGGCGACGACTGCGACGACTGCTGGGTGTGCTCGCTCATGACAGCTTCACCGACGGCCACTTGCCTTTCACGAGCAACGAGAATGCGCGACCGGCGCTCTTGTGCGCGACGATAAGACCGGCAATCCAGCTCGGCACCGCGTAGGCATAACGGTGCCCTTCCTTGGTGCTGATGAGCAGAAAGCCGTCAGTGCCGACCGCCTCTGGCATGTCGGGTAGCTTGCTCGCGCTCACGTAGCGGGCCGATGCGATCCAGCTGCTGCTGATGTTGAGTGTGCTCATGGACGACATGATAGCCGGTTCGTAGTCGTCTGTCAAGCGTCGTGAACAGCCGCAGCCAAGACGGCGTCTTGGAACTGGCGATACTTGCGAATCCACCCTGCCTTCGCTTCTGGATTGATAGCCAGCGCTAGGCCCGCCATGCGCGGCGACCAGTTGACGATAAAGCCGCGCCGGTCGGCCTCGGCGTTGACCATCGCTGCAACAAAGTTGGCAAGCTGCTCGTCGGTCGGTGGAATGTAGTGGTCGGCGGCGGTAATCTCGCCCGTCAGCTTAGCGACTTCGCGCTGCATAGGCGCACGCGACGGCGGCAACGGCGCCGACCGCTCTCGCATCATCCGCTTGAAGCTGGCCTTGCTCACGGCTGCCTGTCCCAGTTCTCGCGCAACCAAGCCTCGAACGGCACCAGCAGCGCGTCGTTGTAGTAGGGATCGAGGGGACCACTGAGAACTGCGTCGGCGAGGCCAGGACGGACGTCGCAGAGACGGTTGGCGGCCGTCTGACCGATACGCCAGGTTGGCGGATGATCGGCGTAGTAGCCGCGGATGAACTCATCGACGGTGGGTGCCGGATTGCTCATGATGACTACTGTACTCAATGACTGATCGTCTGTCAAGCGCTATCGGCTGCTGGCGCGCTTTGATCCTCCGGCGAGATACGACTTGGCTGCTTGCATACCTTCGTTACGCCGCTTTTCCGCCAACGCCGCTCTCGCCTTCTTCACCGTCTTACGCCTCATTGCCGCCTGGTCGTCTGCCGTCGGTACTCGCCCGCGCCGCTTGCCGATCTCGGCGACGGCCGCACGCAGCTCGCCGTTGTCGCGGTAGACGACTGCCGCCAGCTCGTCCAGGCTCATGCCGGCGGCCACGGCGATCTTGACGGCGGTGTCGAACCGCGGGTGGTGGCCCTTGCGGAGCACGCGGTTGACGTGCGAGTAGCTGACGCCTGCGATCTTGGCGATGCGGTATTCGGACAGAGGTTGAGAGCGCGAGGACGAAGACGACGAGGCAAGCGCGGCGGTGGCAGCGGCTGGTTCACTCATAGCCGACCACTATACGCCAGCAACCGTCGTCTGTCAAACACGCTCCGCCCGACAAGCAGCCTCGCAGGCAGCTACGATCTCGCCGACGGTGGCGTAGCCGGTTGTCGTTTCGAGGTTGATGTCAAGTTCATCTTCGAGGATGCCGATAAGCTCCATGACGTCCAGCTCGTCAGCGCCGAGCCCGGTAAGCAGTGCATGCGGCACTACCTCGTTTTCGTCCACGTCGAGGACGTCGGCGATGATGGCGTTGACGCGGCCGGCAACTGAGATCGAAGTCTCCATGTTGTCGCTCCTTTATCGTAGCAGTCGTCGTCACCAGTCCATGATGCCAGCAATCGCCTCACCCGCCGCCTTCCCTAGGCGCTTCTTGGCGCCGGTCACGCGGTCGGTCGTCGTCAGCGCTGCCCACTCCTCGGCCGTCGCGGTTGCCATCTGCTTGATCGTCCATTGCCGCGCCGCCGCGAGTGCCCTTTCGTAACCCAGTGCCGGCCACGCCATCGCCGTTCGCGCCCGCATCTTCGTCCGCTCGTCGAGTATCGGCATGAGCGTCGACCGCCCGCTTGCCTTCACCTCCGCCGACTCTCGCGCTCTCGTAATCGTCCGCGACTGGTCGAAGCCGCGCAAGCTCTTGTGCTTTCCCCACGGCTTGGTTCGCCACCGCACCAGCTCAGCCAGCCACGCCGCGGCCTCGGCCTTAGTCGCGACATGCTTCACGTTCACGCCGATAGCCGTCAGCGCGAGCAGAAAGCCCTCCAAGTAGCCGTAGGGGACGGCGCGCTTACCCACATAGTGATTCCGCCACTGCCCGCCGTACCACAGCTGCAACTGGTTGCCCACCGGCGAGGCCCTGTACACCCCATAGTAGAGCAACCACACTTCGTTGTACTCATCCAGCATCCGCGGCAGCTGCGTCCCTTGCAAGCGGTTGTTGTCGGTCGAGGTGATTAGCTCATTCAGCTCTTTCAGCTCCACTCCCACCGTCACCAGCCCAGTCGGCCCGTTGCCCACAAAGCAGACGTCACCGCTGTTGAGCTTGGCGTGCTCGCCGCACTCGTCGAAAGGCGGGTAGTGAATGAGGTCGCGGCTGCCGACGCTCGTGTCGATGAGGACGATGGAGTCGGCTAGGCCGGTGACGGCGCGGCGGCGGGCACGACGCTTAGAGGGCTTAGACGGAGAGCCGCCGCTGCCGCGCTCGCCGCGGTCGCCCCCCTTGCCCACTGGCGGCAGCACGCCGCGCTTAGACGATGGCCGGCTGATCTTAGTGGTTGACGGCCTCGTCGCCCGCGCCACCTTCACGACACGACGGTCCCTGTCTTGATGCGGTCTTCGCTCAACCTCGTCGTCATCTGCTCGGCCGTCTCTGGTTGCAGGTGGAGGTTGTGAACCATCGCGAAGTAGAGATGCTGCGCTTGCGCCGCGATCACGATGGATGGGTGGCGATAGCCGATCACTTCGAGCGCGTGCATCGCGTGCGCGTACCAGTGCTGCGGCAGATGACCGAACTCACTCGGCTTGAACGGGCTTGGCGGCTGTGTCTGGAAGAAGGCGCCCGGTATGTCAACTTCGCGTGGATCGGCCGGATTCATGAAGGCGTTGCGGATGAACGCGGTCAGTCGTCGCCCTGGCGATTCGGCCACACCACGGGCCGTCCACAGCTTAGGTTCGTCGTCGCAGCCGCGCACCGACGTCAGCAGCGTGCCCTGCTCACGCAGAGGCAACTCCATCACCCAGTCTTGTAGAACGCTTCTCATGTCGTTACCTCTCACCACTTCCAGTCTTTCCGCTCGCTGGTGTCGATGAACTGCATCCACGACGCAAACCCGAACGGTCCCATGTCGCCCCACGCCTCTTCGTCGTAGACCTCGCCAAGTTCATCAATGTTGACGCCCGCCTTGGTGATCTCCAGCTCGAACTCTTTCTTCGCCCGCCCCTTCGACCGGCGCTTCAGCCTGATGTTGCCGCACCAGTCGGCGGCGTCGCTGATGACGTCCGGCCCTCGCGGCTTGAACGTGCCGGTGGGCTCATTCGCAATCCATATCTCTTGTGCTCTCGCCAGCATGACGAAATGGGCGTTGCCTTCGCGGGCGAGGTTATACAACCGCCAGAACTCGCGATTGATGAGGTCTTTCGACTTGCCGTAGTCGCCCTTGACGCGGTCGGCGCGGCCAGTCACGGCGAAGTTGACGATCTCGGCGTACTCGGTGCCGGTGTCCATTCCTATCGTCTTGATGTTGCCGCGAAGCGACTGATTCACCGCCCACTCGAAGTTCTTGATGATCTGGTTGAGCGCGGTCTGGCCGACCTTGCGGAGGGCTGTGTCGTCGAGCTTGGTCGGGTTGACGGGAGTGTCAACCTTGAGAAATGCGATGGTGCGCCCTTTCTTCTTGGCCTTGTCGACGGCGCGCTCGCCGCGACGGTCGAGACTGATGAAAGCGATAGGCTCGGGGCAGTATTCGGTGACGGTCGTGGTCTTGCCCTGGCCGTTGACGCCGAAGATGACGGCGTTGGTTTGCAGTCGCGGCTCTTCGATGAACACGAAATCGCTGCCAGCGAGGGACAGCTTGCCGTTGCTGGGTGCCTGCTTGTTGGTTGTCGGGTGCTTGCCTTTGATTGCCATCTAGTCTCCTTCAATCCGGTGAACCGCGCCGTCGTACCAATACCCTATGTCGCCCACGCGCTCTACCTCGACTGCCCCGACCCTTAGCCTGCTCTCAGCCACCATCGCCAAGTCGACATCCCCGCCGACCCATCGCCTATCCAGCATCTCTGCCGCCACCAGCGAGCCGCCCGCGCCGCAAAACGGGTCGACCACGTAGTCGTTGCTTTCCGTGAACATAGACACTAGGTAGACGAATAGCTGCACGGGCAACTGCGACGGCGATACGCGGTCTATATCAGGCACCTGCTCGCACACGAGAACATTGCTCATCGCCTGCCGCGCCGACTGCGGGTTGAACGCCGCTCGCCATCCCGGCTTGACGTAACGGCGGATGCCCATGCTCAACGACGGCAGGTTGGCCACCGCGTGTGGGCGGCGGCTGAACGGCCTGTCCCAGACGACGGTGAGATCGCCCAGGTACGACAAGCCTGCCCAGCCGGCCGCGACTTCCCAGGCGCCTAGAGCGCGGGCATCGCCCATCGCGACGGCCACCCCGCCGGCTCGCAGCACGCGCGACGCCTCCTTGGCGACCGGATGGAACGCCGCGATTTGCTCGTCCGTTGTCGTCGTGGACGGGTCGGTGGTGTAGGTGAGCGAGAAGCCGGCGGGCGGATGGACGACCACCATGCCGACGGTGCCGGTGTCGAGTGAGGAGAGAAGGTCGGTGGCGGGCAAGCGGTAGATCCAGTCGTAGTGAACGAGCGAGCGGTGGTGGCAGAGCGGGACGCCCACTAGCGACATGCCTCCCGCCGCCGACGCCACTTGGTGAACAGAGGGCCGAGAACGAACCAGCCTAAGCACCCGCCGGCAATCGCTCCACCGACAACCCAAAGCACTGTCTCGGTCGTCATCGTTGCTTCCTCGCCTTCTGCTTCATCAGCGTGCTCCAGTTAGCCGCCAGCTCGTTTTCGCTGAACAGGTATTCCCACACTCGGTATACAGGATCGCCGACCACCACCTTCTCATAGAAGCCATTCAAGAACACGACATGCAACCGTCCCCTCTTCCACTTCACCATGTGCAAGTACGCCTTGATCTGCATCTCGTACTTGAAGAACTTCTTACTGCCAGGGCCGTTATTCGCCGACATCCACGTGCATTTGATCTCGTCGTCGATCTCGGCATGCGGCTCGAACAGGTCCGGCGTGCCTATCGAGTCGTCGAGCATCAGTTCGCCGGGGCGTAGGTACTTGTCGGGCTTGTCGAGTGCCAGCCGCTCAACGATGGCGTGTTCGAGCGCGTTGCCCAGCTCGAAGCGCGCCTGGTTCTCTTCGATGTTCTTCTTGTAGTGCCCGAGTTCGATACAGATTTCGTCGATAAGCGTCGAGATGTGGACGCCGGGAGTGCGCACCATTGGCAGCAGGTTAGGCGCGACATCGGCGATGAGCTTGACGGTTGGCATCCGCTATCGCCGCTTGTAGCCGCTGCCCCAGCGTTCCCAGCCGGCGTCTTCTTCCAGCAGCGACTCGACGGCGTCCTTGAGATCGCCGCGGAGGTCGACGTTCTCGTACAGCCACTGCAAGTAGCCGCGGTCGAGGTCGACGATAAGCTCGCCCTTGTGCTTGCCAAACGGCATGACGAGGTCGCCGATGCAGCGAGCCGAAGTTAACTTGGCCGGCGCCGCTGTCGGTCTGCTGAATGCTTTCGTCTTAGCCAACCGCCACCTCCAGTTGCCCACTACCACTACCGTTGACACTGGCTGTCGGCATCTTCGTGAACCGCCCTCGCTCGTCTCTCGCGCACCAGCTCTCGGCCATGTCGCCGGGGATGTAGTTGCAGCGGCGGTTGACGTGGAACCGGCCGTGATCGATGTCTTCGAGGACTTCGAGATCCCAAGCGTTCACGGTGTCCTTGGCGGCGTCGTCTTTATGGTGAACGTGCTCGAACGGCTTTAGTGCGCGCCCGAGCCGTCTCTGCATCAAGTACCTGTGTAGCCGCTGCCAACCGTATCTGTTGGCGTAGGGGTGCCCGACGCACAGCTGCACCCACCGATAGCCCTTCTCGTCGACGTCCGACAGCCGGAACAGCCCGGCGTTGCTGTAACGCTCCACGAGCAGCACGGTCTCGACAACAACGAGGTCGATTCCGTTTCGCCAGCCTCGCGGCAGTTGCCCACCCTTGCGGTGGCGCCCGATCACGCGACGCCTAGGCAATGAGCCGCTGCCCCAGTGTCGATTGCGATTTCATTCGTCTCCATGCAAACCACACCACGCTCGCCAGCTGATGCCCCAGCAGGCCCTCGGCCGCCGCCATCTCCATGTACGTGCGCTCGATGCGCAAGTAGTCGGTCGCGAGCAGCGACGTGATGCCGTGGTCGCTCAGCACTTCGCCGGCAGCGGCGCAGGCCAAGTGGCGGTCAACGGCGATGCAGCAACCGGCGTCGGGAGCGGCCGTGCAGAGGTAGAACGAGCGGACCTTGCGACCTTTGAGAACGTGTTCAGGGTGGTCGCCGAGGCCAATGCGGACCGCTTTCTCGCGGTTCGGCTGCGTCGTGCGGACGACAGGCCATGTGCTCGTGTCGTCGAGTCGGCACAGGCCACGCGACGTCCACTGAGCGACGTGGAAGGCGTCGGTGACGTTGTCGTGCCAGTTGTTCATCGGCGATAAAGCGGCGAGCAGGCCGGCGCCGTGAGCGATGCTGCGCAGGCCATAGGCGGCAGCGAGTACTCGCGCGACGCCGTGGAACTCCCAGTAGAAGGCGAGCCCGTCGCGGATTTCGTCCGCAGTGGCGAGCGCGAGGACGCGGCGGATGTTGGTGATGTAGTTCAATGGTGAAAGAGGCGACCGGGGCAGCAGCAGCGTGAGCCGTCTACTGCCCCGGTCGTCCACTCCGTCGTCGCCTACAGCAGCGTGACGACTCCCTCTTCGCTGTCCAGCTCGAACAGCTCGCTCTCAGCGTAGAACTCCTCGCTCTTGACCAGCTCCATCGCCTCCTTCTTCTGGCCCGGCGCCAGACCCTCGGCCCGGATGGCGACCTTATAGAGCGCTTCCTGGCTGAGCTGGTTGTCGTCGGCGGCGTTGAGCGCCTTGACGATGGCGGCGCTCACGATCTCGGCGACGTCGCCGCCGCCGTTGGTGGCCGCCTTCTTGCCGGCCTTACCAGTGCTCGCAGCCTTGCCCTTGGCGGCCGATGCCGGCGCCGTCTTCCCCTTGGCCGCCGCTTTCCCCTTCCCCTTGGCCTTCTCCTCCTCGCGGATCTCGGTCACGGCCAGGTACATGTTCTTCTTCTCGCTGCCGTCCTCGTTCGTCCGCGCCGCCATGCCCGGTCGCGGCCGCTGCGGCACCCGGTCCCACCGCGCGTGCAGCCCTTCCAGCTCGCTCAGGTCGGCCATGTTCTCCAAGTCGTCGGCATCGTAGCCGGCGTCGATCAGCTTGACCAGGAACTCGTTCCAGACCGTGCTGTTGTTGAGCTGCGGGCCGGCGTCTTCGGCTTCCGCCCGCTCCTTCTTCGGCAGCGACTGGATCGACTTGCGGAACTTCTCCCACAGCGACTCGGTCGCGGCGATGAACGTAGCGCCGTCCTCGTCGCTCTCCCAGTCGTCGATGGCCTCCTCGCCGTCGTTGGAGGGCAGGAACTCGGTCGGCTTGGCAACACTGTAGTAGGCGACGACGCAGCCGTCGTTCTTTGCCAACTCCGCGGGTGGAAGTACGGCGTCGTCTTCCTGGTCGTCCTCGTCGGGGCGGATCTTGAAGCGCGCCACGGTTCTCGGCTGGCTCTTGCCGCCGTAGTCGAACACCAGGTAGCGGGCTTCCTCCAGGGTGCCGACGAAGCCGCTTGCGAGACCGCCGCCGCCGGCTACCATTCGTTCCGGATTCAGCGAAACCTTGGGCATGATTGCTCCTTGCCGGATGACCGGCGGTTGTCTGCCGACAGTTGACCGTGTCGCACCTTGCGACTTAGTTACCGCCGACGAATCTGAAAAAGCGATAAAGGCTGGAACTGTCGCTGTCGCTGCCTAACGTCTAAGCCGTCAACTTGAGCGGCGACGGCACCGTCGTCGACACTCGCCACGCCGCTTTCACCCAAGTCGGCCATGTCGTCTTCCACCGCAGGTAACTGTAATGGTCATCAATCACGATGCACTCGACCATGTCGTCGGCCGCCCGCATCCCTCGCCCGCACATCTGGATAATCAGTAGCGCCGCGCACTCGAACCTGTAGCTTTCGTCCTGCTTGCAGCGGGCCTTGAACACGGGGTCTGTGGAGCTGGCGAACGGCACCTTGGGAATGATAATCGTTCTGACCGAATCGTACGGAAAATCCACCCCTTCAACGGCAGCGGGTGTGATGAGGATACACGGAGCCGCTGACCGTTTAAACTTCTCTATCGTCTCCCTTGTCGTCCTCGATGTGTGGGTTAGGATGTGCTTAGCCCACGGGAGCTTGCGCTCTACGGCCCGCCTCTTGATGTCGTCGCCGCGCTCGTAGGAGACAGAATGTATCAAAATCTTTCTGTCCATCCGCGCCCGCACGATCTCGTCGATGCGGTTCATCCAGATTCTCTTCTGTCCCTCGTTCGCCCGGCTGTCCATCCTCACCGTCGGCACGTAAGTCACCGGCCGCCGACTCGCCGCAAACGACGACTTCACCTCGTGCCAGTCATAGCTGCCGTCCGCGATCCCCAGCCGCTTCACCACCGATGGCAGCAAGGTGCCGCTGCTCAGCACCACCTTCTCGATGCCGCGGAACAGATATTCCTCGGCGTACTGCCAAGCCCATATCGGCGAGAACTTGGCGCCGGTGGGGGTTTCGTAGGCCACCCAGTCGCCGACGTCGCCGGGGACGGCTGCTGGCGTCGATGGCTGCTCGCTGCGGCGCCACGCTCTCGCCTTCGCCATCTCGGCCAAGTCGCGTTCGAGGGTCGTCAGCCGCAGCAGCTCCTTGGTGAGCTTGCGGCGGTCGCCGCCACCGGCTTTCAGTGCTTCTCGACGGCCGACGATCTTGTCGCGGGCGGTAGCTGCGGCCGACTTCGCCCAAATCGACCAGGCGTCTATGCCCTCGTTAAGCGGAGGAAGCCGCAGACCGAGCAGGCTCCCGACGTCGGCGGCGTTCAGCTCGACGGCGCAGAAGTCGCTCAGGCGATCCGGGCAGTCGTGCGCCTCATCACAGACCAAGAGGCCAAATTTGCCGATAAGCGTCGGATCGCTGTGCTTGGCGAGCGTTAACCACATCGCGTAGTTGGTCACGACGATCTGGGCCGACTTCGCTGCTTCTATGGCGTCGTAGTAGCCGCAGCCGCCGCCGTTGCGGTGCCGACAATGAACGCCTACTCGGCACGGCCCCTCGGCGCAACTGCTGCCTATGTCGCCGAATCCCTCAAGCACTCCGCCACGGTCGAGCGCCACGCAGCGGTAGTTTGCCTGTCCTCGAATGTCGGTGGCACCTAGCGTCTCGGCGTCGCGCATGTATTGGGTTTGTAGCGCCTTTGTCGATGTCAGCACGAGGGTGCGGACGTTAGAGATGAGACCGATTAGCAAGTTTACGGCGGTCTTGCCCACGCCTGGCGGGGCGTCCAGGCAACTCACCCGCTTGGTGCTGGCCGCTATGTCGAGCGCGCGTTCGAGCTGCTGCTTGCGGAAGCTCGGAAAGCGGGCTGGGTCGAAGCCGAAGTCGGCAGGACTGAGCGCGTTGTCGCGCTTGGCAGCAGATGCCGACATCCTAGCTGTTCGCTGCAGTCTCGTGCGCGCAGCGTACCGACTCGCCGTACTCGATTAGAGCGGCTTCGATGATGAGCGTTAGACCGAGCCAGCAGTCTCTGTCGATATAAGGCCGAGTAGAAAGGAAGTTGTCTGCTGCTCGCTTAGCGATTTCGGACGGCTCGGTCGTTGTTGCCGGCTTGCTCTTGTAGACGACGCCTAGAGGACTACCGAGCGGCCATCCAGTTGTCTCGTCGCTCATCGACCGCCTGTCCTTCGGTTTTGCCCCTTCGCTCGCCTCACCCGCTGTAACTTCTTAGTCGCCCTCGTCGCGGCTCGCCGCTTAGCCGTCTTGGTGGCCTTGGCGGCGGCCAACTGCTCTGCGCGTCGCCACCGTACTCGCCGCTGTGGCGTGCCTTGCCGGCGCGGCTGGCCTTTGGTGGCGGCGACGCTCTCGGTGAGAGCTTTCCACAGCTCTCGGAGCTTAAGCGCTCGCCAGAGCTTTAGACGAGAGGGCGACGGCCGGCCGGCGTTGGACGGGCGGTCCACTACCAGCGCTCCAGGACTTTGTCGTTCTCGTCTAGCGGCACCCACCAGCATTCGTAGCCGTGGAGCACCGAGCCGTCATCGAGCGTAATCACAACGCCTAAGTCGTCGGTCTCTCTCGCTGTACCTCGCTTGCCGATATGCGGTCGACTAGCCTCCGGTGTCTTGGGCAACAGCCTTTCGTTGCCGAGAGTACCGATTGCCGTGCTGGCTTGGTCGACATCGACGATCTCGCAACGAGTCGGGTAGACGATCTCTGAGCTGCCGCCGTCTTCGTCGACCTCAGCCATTGCAGCGTCGATGGCGTCTCGCACGCTACTGTGCCACTCTTTAGCTTCCACAAAGAATGACGTGCTGATATCGCACGGCTCGTCGCCCGGCGGTACGTTCTGCATGCCGCACGACGACACAGCCCAGTGTCCGTTGTCGTCTTCTACGAGGCCGATGCCGGCGTGTGTGCCGTGCTCTTGAAGCCAGTCGAGGCGTTCGGTGTCTGTCGGCATAGACGACTACGCCAACGCCTCACGAATCACTTCGTAGTTGACGGTCTTCGGCTTCTTGCCGCCGAGCTTGCCAACCGCCACCCACGGTCCCATCGCCTTCGCGATCTTGGCGCCGAACAGCTTCTCGGGAGCCGCTTCGCCGTTCTTGATGCGGCGCAGCTGAGCCTCGAACCGACGCCAGTGGCCGCGCTTCAGCCAGTTGCTGCTCAGCTCGCCGCAGTTGCAGAGGCAAAGGCCAACACGCGGCCGGCCACCGTCGCCGTTCGCAGCCGATACCGTCTTCGCCGCCGTCGTCCGCATCACCGGCTTGCCGAGCTTGGGTGCAGGCGCCGACTTCTCCGCTCGCGCCGTCTTCTTGTCCTTCGCCTTCCCTTTCGCCGCCTTCGTCTTGCCTTTGACGGTCATGTTGGCTCCTCTATCGTCGGTTGACCGCTGACTGCTGTCTTCTGCGCTTGCCGCTACTGCCGAGGCTGCCGACACTGGCATATCGTGTGGCCGCTTGTCAAGCGTCGGTCGCTTATCGGTTGCCGCCTGCTTACCGCCTACCTCATCTTGTGCTGGCGCCGGCTCGACACACCACAGGTAGTCAGCCGACCACGACTTCTCCACTACTGGCAGTCGCCGCTCGGCGTGCTCTCGGGTAGCGAAGCGCTCGGCACGATAGACCAGCTGACCGCCGACTAGGCTGTTGATCGAGGTGGCGAGACCGGCTAGGCTGCCGTCGTGGTCGTAAGCGGCGATGACGAACTCGTGACCGGCCGCGTTACTCACTTTAGAGTCCTGCCGTCGTCGTTGCCGTCTATCGGAGAGAGCTTGCACGACACTCTCGGCGGTTCGATAAAGCCGTACTTGCCGATTTCTTGCATCGACAGCCAGTTCACCACGACCTTGTTCCATCCCGGCATGCGGACCATATACGGGTCTATCGCTCGCTTTGCGACAAGCGTGCGTCCGAGATGATCACGAAGGACGACCGTCTCCACGACATAAGCGTTGCTCACTTCGACTTCCCCCATTCCTTGTCGTCGACTCGCCACGATAGCACTCCTGGCACCGGCGGATACCCGCACAGGCTACACCACTCGCACAGCTCGCCACGATAGCGGTAGCCGGGCTGCCACAGCACTCGCCGCTGCCACAGGCCGTCCCAGACGATATAGCGGCCGGGGACTGGTGGATGCTCGGCAGGCCAGTCGTGCCAGTCGCCGGAAGGACGTCTAATCGTCACGGCCGTCTACTGCCCTGCCATTGCTGGACGTGCCGACCATGCGTGAACTTGTCTTGAGGACGGACGACACCGTTCGGATCGTGACCTCTTGTTATTGGGTAGTCGGTACTGACTCTTCCTGTCGCGTAAAGGTTGACGCTCTCGACTTCGACGTAGTGGACATCCCAGTAAGTGACCTTTACGCCGCGCCAGTTGTACTGCGGCATACCGAGCACATGAGACTCGTAGATGTCTAGGTCGTTGATGGGATCACCGATACGCGGCTGACCGTAGGGCTCTCTCAGATTGACAGCGACCACTCCCATATCAGAGACTCTATTGAGAGTGTTGTAAAGATCGCCGCTGTCGACGTTATCGGGGCCAAGAACTACGTTCAGCTTGAGCGGCCGATTACCGACAAGTCTCAGTATTCGAGGAAGGTCTGGCGGATCGCCTCCCATCATCTGGTTGTTGATTGCTTTGTCTAGACTGCAAACAGTCACCGACAACTTATCGAACGACCACAGCTCGTAAGCCCTGCTTGCAGCTAGAACTCCGTTGGTACGCAGACCGAAGATCAGCCCTGGAATGCGTTCTAGCAGTCGTAGCTTCAGCTTGTCGATGTGGCGATAGAGCAGCGGCTCTGTGTTGGTGCCGGTCAGGTTGATCTCGCAGACTCCGTGGATCTGGCAGGCTTCTACGAAGTCGTCGAGTCCCGGCAGCGGCCAAGTGTCAAGTACGTTCAGCGGGTCGAGCGCCATCATGTGCTGGCCGATGCAGAAGTAGCACTGCCTATTGCAAGGGCCGCTGAGATGTATATTGCCGAACCAATGACTGAACGATCTTGTCGAGTTGAGGCAGCCCATTATCTCTCTCCTTGCGGCTTATCGCTTGCAGCCGACCAGGCCGGATCGCTCTCCCACTGCCGGCGAGTCCGCTCGTCTTCGGCGGTCGGCGTTGGCCGCTCGCGTCCTCTCTGCCGATAAGCCTCAGCAATCTGCCGCTTAAGCTCCCACTTGCTCAGCTTGCCACGGCGGCTACTACCGGCGTCGTTGCGGAACGTCTTGCCCACGGCCGTCACCCTCGCGCACCAACAAACACATGGAAGACGAGGCCGCCGCCGTTGATCTGGTAGGTGCCGACGTAGTTCTTGTCGGCGTCGGTGGCAACGCCGTGATGGCCTGTACCGAAGGTCGAGAACTCGACCTGCTCGTTCTCGGCGTCAGGGTCGACGAGCGCACACACGCACGGCTGCTCGCGCTGAACTTGAACGCACAGGATCTTGGCGTCGACTGGCATACTGATTCGTTGTCTGTCTATGATCTGGAGCGGGTACTTGTAAATAACCATTGCCGTCTACTCCTCGCCGCCGTTGTCGCTTTCGCCGTCGCCGTCTTTCCCTCTCGCTCGCACCTGCCACCCCGGCTTACCCGTCACCATCGACGCTTCAACAATCGCCGGGTCGACCCCCTGCTCCAGCAGCTTCTCGCGCTTGAGCGTGCGTTTGCCGGGCATCTGGATCAACTGCCAGTCTGCCCCCACTACCTTCGCCAGCTTCAAGCCCTTGGCTATCGCCGCCATCTCGCCGACGATGGCCTTGCGCACTGCCGTGTCTTCGGCGATGCGGGCAGCCGTGTCGCGTTCGACGGTGCCTAGGCGAGCGAGCTTGCGGCGAGCGGCGAGGTCGCGGATGTCGTCGAGGGCGGTGGCGACGACGGCGTCAGCGTCGGCCTTGGCCTTAGACTTGGCCGACTTCTTCTTAGTCGCCATCGTCGACTTGGCCTTAGCTGCGACCGGCATCTTGCTCACGAGACACTGTCCTTGCCGTTGTCTGCCGGTCCTGGCTCGTCGTCCTTGCCAAACTCGCCGCCGTTGTCGACGATGCGCTGCATGATGGCGCGGAGGCGAGCGTCTTTGTCCGGGTATTCATGGAGCCACCCAGTGCTACCGTAGAATCCTTCGTAGGATCGCTCGATGTTTTCGAGCTGGCGGCTTGAGAAAGTGCCCAATAGGGCGGCGTTACATTCTACACCGCCGGCATCGACTTCCATCCCGTAGACGTTCGCTTCGGCTCTGTCGTGCTTCATGGCGAACGCGACCATCATTGCTCCCTTGGCACAGACCTCGCACTTAGCGACGTTCTTGCCGGAGAGCAGCTTCTGGACATCAATGGTTTCGGTGCCGGGCTTCAGTCGCCGTTTCAGCTTGACCTCGAAGTACACCATCGATGCGGCCGTGATGCGCTTGGTGTCGAGGAGCTTGAGGACATCGAGTGCTACTTCGACGCGCGGATCGACTGCCTTCACTGTTTCAACTTTCTCAGTCACTGTCTGCCTCCTTTGTCTCTCGCTGCCAGCCGTCTGCCAAGTAGCCGTTGACTATCTCCTTGAGTGGTCGATGTTCTTGCTTGCGGAGCTGCGCCCAGTAAATCTCTTGGTCGCTGAGATAGACCACGAATCGGTTGTGCTTCACGTCCCAGTAGATTTCCGCCGGCCCGTTAGGCTCGCCAGTCCGCTCTCGACCGACTAGATGTGTCTCCAGCGTCTCGCCGTCGTCGCTGTAGTGGAGAATCCGCAGGCCGTCGTAGGGCGGGAACGGCAGTGCGAGGCTGCGCTCCAGCCAGACGTCCAGCGACGAGGCGCCAGCGAAACAGCCGTGGACTTGAAGCCGAAGAAGAACTTGGTAGCTTGGTGTACTCATGTCGTCGCTCCTGGTTTGCGTACTCGCCTCCACCACCGAATCAGTGCCACACCGACCGCCGCTTCGACCACGCCACCGCAGACGAGGCAGGCGATCACGGGCGACCTCCGCGACTGCCACTATCGCCGGTTGGCGGTCTGACGATACAGTGGTCGGAGCCGCTCGGTATCGCTCGCCAGCCTTCGGCGACGGCACGCTCGACGGCCTTGCTATCGATCCGGTTGGCGACGAGCCCGCCTCCCTTGACACCTGCACCGCCGACTTCGTTTGTCGGTGCAACGGCGCGAAGATAGTAAGGAGGACGCGGTTCGCTCACAGCTTCTGCTCCTCGACCCGCACGTCGTACACGCCGACGCCGAGATGGCGGCTCTTGATGCGCCATAGACCGCCGCGCAGCAACATCTCGCCGTCAGTTGACTGCAGCATCTCTTTGAGCACTTCACGCGATACCGCAGTGTGCGCGTACTTAGGCATGCTCGCTAGAAAGTTAAGCGCGCGGTCGGCTTCGGCCTTGACGGCGAGACTCTTGTCTCGCGCGTTCACGGCGAGGACTCCGACTGCTCGATGCCGACAGTGTCGGCCAGTCGCAGCGCAGCCTTAGCCTCCCACGCCACGTCGTCGGCTCGATCAGACGAATGCGTGCTGACTCCTGGCGCGTGCAGCGACACCCAGGTGAGGTACGGCAGTGCTTTGTCGAGAGCCTCGCGCAGCTTGAGAGCCGCCCACTCGACGCTGCGCTCGTTGGGCGCGTAGTCGTGGTAGATTGCCGCCTCTCCGTGCGTAAGCGGTTTCGGCGGTTGTTCGGTGTGCCGATAGTTGTCGGGCTTCCGTCTGCACTTGGCGCACGGCACCGCGAACGACTGGCTCACTTGAGCAGTCCTTTCTTGCGTGCGCGGTCTAACAGCGCCTGCTCGTTATCGTGCTCTTGGTTGCTCGGTCCTTCGGCTGCGCCGTGCCGGTTGTCGAGCGCTCGTGCCAGCTCGCTGCCGATAACTCTTAGCGCTTCGTGCGACTCGTAGATCCGGTGAATACGGAGAACGCCTCCAGCATCAATAACCGCTGGCACCCAATGATAGAGGTCGTAGAGACGACTCTTTACATCGTCTTCTGAGAGCACAGAGTCACTCGCTGCTGCCCTCACCATCACATCGTCGGCCGGATGCTCGGTAGAGGCGAGGACGCGGGTCGGCCATTCGCTGTGCAGCGTCTCGCCGACCAGTCGACCACCGAACCTGCGCGTGTCGTCATCGTAGGCGCTCACGGCTGTCTCACCTCCCAAGTCGACACTTCGTACATGCTCGCATCATCCACACCAGACAACCAATTCGGGTCGGCCCTCTTCAGCTCTTCCCTGATCTCGACGGCCAGTTGAGAGTCGGCAAGGATCTTGCCGCCCATATGCTCGACCTCGACTTCGACAGTGAACGTGAATCGCATGGGCGGCGTCCTCGGTTGGCGGTTTGTCGTCGGCGGCAAGACTAGCACAGGCTGTCGTCGTCTGTCAAGCGAGCCGCCAACTGCCCTCGCAACATCCATCCTCTTCGCCGCCCTCACATGCCGTCTGCTCAACCCTGCCCGCCACGACGTCTTCACCAGCCTCGGCAGCAGCTCGTCCATGTCGCTGTCGTCGTCGATAATCACGAACGGCGGCGTGTGCGGCAACCGCCCCAGGTACTCGGCGATCTGGATGCCACGGTCGCTGCCCCATCCTTTTGCCGTCTTGGCTACGACAGGCGCTCGCACACCCCACGAGTGCAGCAGCTCGTCGAGGTCTTCTACGGTCTTCCCCATTCGCCAGGTGCTCGACACGACGATCATCGCGCCGGTCGCCGCACACAGCTCGTTCAGGCGAGCAACGCAGCGCGGAGTCGGCGACCGCATGTTGGGCGACTGTGGAGTGACGAGCACGCCGTCTATATCGAGGAAGATCAGAGGTGGCAACGACGGCGCCATCATTCGTATCGCCACGCAGCGGCTCGCCCAGCATCGACAATCGTCTGCCACCAGACTGCAAGCGCCTCGTCTTTGACTCTCTGCACCGCTGCGGCAGCTGCATCTACGGAGTCAAAGCGACCGCAAAACCGATAGCCACCGACAGCAGCAAGTCTGCTTATCGCACCCTCGTATATATCACCTCTGCGAGTGACCCCGTAAGGCAAACCGCTTACACTTTCTCTTCCCATTCCTTTCATAGCCTTGTGCGCATGGTTCTCGTCGTGCGACCCAGACCAAAGATGTGAGACTTCACAACATGCTTTGTTGTCGCCGTTGGGACAGTCGTGCAGAATCTGCGGTCGGTGTTCGGTTATTCTCTTTCCGGCAAGCAGCCAAGCTATGCGATGAGCCTTGCTGCACCGCATTGTCTTATCGGACCGACTACCAGTTACGAAAAGACCATAGCCGTTAGTGTCTTTAGCTCCACACCAAACCAAGCAGCCGGTCTTATCGTCTCTACGTAAGAACTTCTGAAAGCGTTGACGGTCAGAAGGCTTAAGAATCTCGCAGCTCATAGTTGTCCCCACGTCGTCGCTTTGCCAGCCTCGGCGAGGCACGGCACCCGCATCGTCAACCCGTTGTGCTCGGTCAGCGCCTCTATCGTGAGCGCGGCCACTTCGTCGTACAACCGTTCGTCAAGCCTCAGCAGCAGAGAGTCGTGGATTGAGAGGCAGAGCTGAACGTTCTCGCCCGCCGCTTGCATACCGAGCACGCGCGGGTACAACCACGCTAGCCCGTTCTGCAATAAGCCTTGCGCGCCTCCTTGGATCTTATGGTTAACGGCTTGTCGTTCAGCCTCAGCCACTAGCCG